ACATAATTGTTTATTTAAAACATTCTTAATTGACCTCTTGAATCGCAAGGGTAATTTTCTTCTAGTACCTCGCATAGAGCCTTTATATGTAAAGACTTTGGCGCATGAATCATTCTAAACTCTTTGAAGTTTTTATACTTCTTAAGTTTTTGACGATCAGGATACATGTTTATTAATTCTCCTTCTTCGGCATTAACAGCTGCGACAATATTAGAAAAACCTTTATGTTTGTTTTTCCTATAATACATTCCGAATTGATTTGCCGTCCAAACAAGTTGACTTAAAACATTCTGATTATTTTGGTACATTACTTTCCAACTCTTAGAATCTCTAAGTTTACCAGCTACAGGCTTCCAGTAGATTAATGTTAAAGGGAAACTATCATTAACCCACTTAGGATGCTTGTAGTCTAGTTTAAAGTTATATGTCTTACAATTCTCCCAAGTTATTTCTTCAGGAAAATGATTGTCTACTATTTTATATAACTCTTCAAAGTACCTAAGAAGTATAGAAAGATTTTTCACTTTAGTTAACACTGCCACAAACTTGAGTGTTTTTAAGCTCATTCTTACAAGCAGCACACATTTTTACAATATATGTTTTACTACTTATTGTTTTTGTTTTACATCTACATTTTGGTATATAAGTCATAACTTAAATTTCATTTTTATATTTATATCCATTTAATTTCCCATTGCTGCCTATAATCATTTTAGCAGTCGCGCGAATACCGTATGTGTCTCGCAAGCTGTTAATACATTCAATTGGATTTATGCTACTAGTAGATAAACCAGGACTGTTTGTGAAAAGTAAATTATAAGCTATTGGTTTAATTACCGCCGAAAGATGAGATATCCTTCGACGGCGTTTAAAAACTATTTTCAAAATAATTGGTTTTGATTATTCTTTAAATTTTTATTCTCGATATCAGCTAACATCTTTTGAATTATTGCCCCTTTCTTTTTTGTAAAAGATTCTATTTTAATAGGCATATGATGTAGCTTTCTCATTGAACCACCTCCTTCGGTAAACAAATACCTGTTAGGCGTAAAGGTCGTTGCAAACAAACAAGTGTTTACGCCATCTTTCTTATTGTCTGGTGATGGTATAATCTTATTTATATACAATCCATGAAGATGCATAAGCATCTTTTGAATGAACGGAAAACTATAACTTGAAGATGTTCTAGCTCCTCTTTGAGTGGCAGAGCTGTGAGGCTTCACATCGACATAAGTAACAATTTCCATTCTTCCAAAAAGTTCAAGACGATGAGATATAAATGGAGGCTTTCCAAATCGGAAAGCTTCTCCTTCTTGATATATCTCTGTAAAAATGTACAAAGCAATAGGATTCCACACCAGTCTAAAGTCATACGTATAATTAACAGGACGTAATAAATTAAAATTCTGTATTGTATTGTCTTTAGATTTATGGTGTACCTCTCTTAATGCTACGAAAGGATCTAGAACTTTAAAAGTTTCTGGCTCTCTAGTGAAATCTTTAAGCCAACCATACTTTTTAAGCTCTTCGCAGTACCATCTAAACTCTTTCTCGCCATCATTTTCAGCAGTGACGTTTGGTGCCTTGAAACTACTGCCCATCTTTATCAAACATTGTTTGTTGGTCGTCGTCTTTCACTACCTGCATAGTTGGAGGTGGAGGTGGAACAGCATTCTTTATTGTCATTTTCTCTCTCCATTCCTCTAAGCTAGATAAAATAGTTTCATTCTCCATCATTTGCTCAAGCTCATGAAACCTGTAACCTTCTTGAGAAGATTGATAGTCAGGTTCTATAAAACCAAAGCAATGCTTACGATTTTTAAAAGTAAATTTTACTATTTTACTTTGAGAAGCAAACTCTAATATGATATCATCAACTTTAAAATCAGCTGGCATACAATCATAAATAGATTTTAATGCACCAAAAGGTAATGAGATAACCGGAACTACGTTTTCAACTTGAATAGAAGCGCCAAGCAATTCATCTAATGGCATTAATAAATTTACATCAGCAAAGTTGTGATGTAAATCCTTAGAGTATTTTGGGTTCTCAATGTATAAGGCACCAGTTTGCATTTTCATGTTAGCTCCTTTATTAAGTTCTGACCAAAACTCTTTATTAAAACTTCTTCCATTCATATAAAATAAAATAGCATTAAGCTCATCTAAATCCTCGGCTTCTGTAATACCACATTCAATAGTGAAATACTCATATAAATTTATTACAAACGTGAAGTTTCTGTTATGTACTATTGCATATTTGTCAAGTACAATTATCCCTTTTTTGGGATCATCTTCTGAAAGCCCTTTCACGTCTTTTAAAAGGGCTTTGTCAATCGAAGGAAATTTTAATGTAATCATATGTATTAAATTATTGGTTCAAATTCTTTCGTATATGTACAATTCTAGGATCAGGAACTTTAGATGTCTTAATCCTATCGTCAAGAGCTCTTTCAATAAACCGAAGTTTATCACAAACCCAAACAAGGAAGTCATCGTTACTTAAAGTAACTCCGTTTTCATCTACAATTTCAACAGGCAATGTTACACCAGGAGGCAAAGGTATGTCACCTAGAGCAGCTGCTATTTTAGTAACAGCTTCGTCCATTGATGTAAGTGTACCAGTACCAGTTTTAGCAAGTACTTGTTCTATTGGTTGAGGTGAAGGTATCTGAGGTGCAACAGATACAGGGGGAGGTATTACTGCCTCAATTTTAGCCTCTAGAGCAATGTTTGCCTCAGCAGTGGCCATAGATGTTAGTCTAGTATCAAGCAATGCAATAGCATTCTTTTGAGCGTTATTAAAAGATATATGCAACTCTCCTTGTTGTTCTTGTGATAACAAAGCAAAATCTAAATCAGCAGTTAAGCTCTCAAGAGAATAAGAGGTTATAATACCTTTAGATTGCTCAACGGCAAGTTTGTTTCCATCAACCGAAACAGTACTAGCCATGATGCTTATGTTCTCTGCAATACGTTCATATTTAATCGTATTGTAAATTCCGATAAGGTCATTCTTTGCTTTCTGTTCAGCAACCTCAGCTTCAGCTTTATTTTTAGCATCGATTAGTTTCTTGTCTCTGGCAGCTTCTTTATCAATTTTCTTTTGATTTTCTGCCTTTACCCAAGGGTCAAACTTTGCAAGAACTTTATCGAGTACTGTTGTAGCTTCTTCAATGAATTTTTTCTCAATAGAAATAATAGCCTTGTTAACTAGAAGTTGAGGTGCTTTTATTTCTTTAGCCGCCAACTTAACAGCAGCTCTATATTTACCAACAGCTACTTTTGTATCTGTAAATAATTGGATATTTTCTTTATTGAAATTTCCATCATCATCAAGAACCAACTCTAGGTTAGATTCAAATGACTGTAAGTTCATCAGCTCTGTAACCATTGGATTGAAAGAATTCATATCCTTAGCTGTTAATCTTGTTGTAAGAAATTCATAGTTGTCTTTTACAACTCCAAATTGAGCAATTTGCTCTTTTGATAATTTACCTGTTTCTTTAATTTCTGTGCTCATCTTGTTTTAATTTGACATTATTCGTATTGTCTGATCAGCTATTTCAAGCTGACGTTGAAGTTCTGCAACTGCGGAAGCTCTACTTCTAAAGATATATGTATCTAAAGCGTATAGAGTAGTTCCTAAACAGTAATCACTTGTTAGTTCGAAGATAGCCGCAGACCACTTACCAGTATCATCATCTTCGATGCCACTAAGTATAAAGTTGTCTGGGCCGACTTCATGTAACTTTAATGCTACTATAAGGTTAATCATCAGTAAGTCCTTTGACGGTCATAAATGCAGAAGCATATTTCTCCTGAAGATAAGCGCCTCTATTGATTTTCATAGAAGCTATTGACCACATTTCTACAAATGTATCAATACCGTCTGTTAGACCAAACTTATCAATAAACTTTTGAATAGCCTGAAAAAGTAATAATTGAGGACTTTGCCCTTCAGTTTCTTCTTCAAACTTTTCTAAAGCCTTCTCTCCAAATCCTTTGAGACCTCCAAAATTATCTACAACATCACCTTTAAGTACTTGCTTAATTAAAAGAGAAATACCTTCTTCTGGAGTTGTAAGTTCTAGAAGATGAAGTTTAATGTTATAGTGAAAGCCCGGAACTTGTTTCAGATCCTTATCAGTTGAATAGATAAAGGTCTTGTCTGGAAGCTGTAACATTGAAAGCAAATCATCAGCTTCAATATCATCATAAAGTAATACTGTGTATCTAGAGCGTATATATGTATATACTTCTGCCATATCATCGTACTTCTCAATGTAATACTGTTTATCTTCAGTGTTATCTCTATTGCCTTTATACTTCTTCTCCTGAGCCATACCGTTACGGAATGTCTTAGCTCTAGGTGCTGAGAAACAAAACACATAAGACTTAGCTTTAAATCGTTCAAAAACATCTTTTTCAAGATATTCATTGACAATCTCATGAAGCCTTTTCTTACTGTGTTTTTTCCCGATTTCAATCTCACTATGCATTTTGATACAAGCCAAGTGCTTCCACTTATCTGCATCAAGCAATGCAACCTTATCACTAAAATCTAGCTGTGTTCTTTCCTCTTTGTATTTAGGGGCTAAGAACGGAGTTGTGTAATCAATCATCTTTTTCCTTTTAAAAAGTAAACATCTTCTTGAGCTCTTGAAATAGCTGTGTATGCAGTTTGCAATGCCCTCTTTGGCGTAAGAGGACCAGTCATAAGTATATCGTTGATATCTACATAAACAGTTTTAAAAGTACTCCCTTGAGCTTTATAGGCAGTTATGCAATAACCATATGTATATTGACAAAAACTATCTTTAAAATCCCAAAATTCAGACCACTTCATTTTACGAGACTTACAAGCTGAACCAAGTTCATTTAAAGCTTTTTGGTACTCAATAAATCCATTTGGAGTTGGAGTTAAAAACATCTTGTAAACATCATTTAAAATACCACTTTGAAAGCATTCTATGTAATACTTTTTAATAGAGGTATTAAATGACACAACTTTAGTATGGACACCAGTAACCTTAAAAGAATCAGAATTATATAAATAAAAAGTTCCTTGGTTTGGCGGTGGACAATTTCCCTTAAAATTGTCAGTCATACATATAAAATCATCATTGATTACAGCTTCGGTTGGATTTCTGAAAAGGTAATCTCTAATGTTATTATTAAAGTATTTTACTGTTTTGTTTCTACAAGCAATGAGTCTTGTATCTTCTGGATCTCTAGATTCATAATGATTAAGGAAATCAGGATATGTAATATGTCCAAATCCTTTTCCATCTTTCATTATTGGTTCTGAGATAGCATGCATCATTCTTTGAATGCTTTGACCTCCTAGTATTTCCTCTCGGATAATATCAGTTAAATCAAGAAGAGAATTACCTTCTTTTTGTCGAACACGCTCTGTAAGTTCATGTCTACAATAATCTGGTAAGTCCAAATCAAATACAGGTGAATCTTCGTCTACTTCCATTTCTCCTTCTGCATCTATAGGAGGTAGTTGAGCAATATCACCTATAAAAATAACTTTAGAAAACATACTGGTTCTTTCCATTACTATTCCAAGCATTTCCTTAGTGTATTGTGACACCTCATCGTGTACAAATGCTGGAACCTGTTTATCGCCAACAACTCCCTTATCATTTGCATACTTATCATATACAAATTTTCTAGCTCCGTTATCGTCGTAAAGCTCTTTCATTCCATAAGCCTTAGCAAAAGTAAATACATTGGGAACAAACTCACCAAGCACGTTCTTTGCTCGGTGAGCTAATGTTATTCCCGCAACATTAGGGTTATCTCTATTGTCGTTCTCACGATCCAACTTTATAAGATGCTCTAATATTATTTGTACAATCGTAGTTTTACCAACGCCCGGCTTACCAGTTAAAAGAAAATATTTTTCAGAACTTTCAAAAAACTTTTTGAACTTATGAATTAATTTTTTTTGACTTTTTGTAGGAGTTATTTTATCTACGTTTTTCATCGATTTGCTTTTGCTTCTTAACTCTCTCCACTAGGTAGAATGTTATCGAACCAACGACAACCGTTTTAAGTATCTTCCTAGCTAAAGCATTTGTAGTCCAAACAATAGCCCCACGAGCTATTTGCGCTATAATCAAATATATCATCGGGTTTAAAATTTAAAGGTTGAATCTACTTCTAATAACAATGAATTAGCTTTGTCTATAAAAGCATTCAACTGCGTTGTACTCCATCTCTCAACAGAAATAGCTCTCTTATTTATATCCATAGGTTTCAGGATATGAAGCATTGTTTCCATTTCATAAAAGGAGTTTCCATAATGTTCCGAAGCCCTAATAATAAATGCATTATAAAGTTTTTGTTGAGCCTGGTTAATATTTTTACCAACTAACTCAATAGTAACTTTAAAACACATGTCTTGCTTTTCATAATCGCCAAGCAGTTTATTCCAAAAAATCAATTTGTTTTCTTCAACAGGTACTATTATTCCCTTATCAGATTTTGCTATAAATAAATGCATTAAAAAGGTGGATCTTGATGAGGCCCATTAGGGGGCAGGTTATTTAATTCTTCAGTAGTCATATCGAATACTGTCTTCTCATCCTCTGGGATATCATCTTCAGATATCTCTTTCCTCAATAGTGGAGGTGGCGGCGGCAAAGCCACCACCTTCACAAGAGGTTTTGGAATTAGAACAGGCGGGCGAGGTATAGCCCCACTAGTTCTTACTGAAAAACAGCATATCCATTTGACACTAATGTCTCAGGTGTCCATTGCTCTGCAATCCAAGCTGCTATATTTGCAGTTGTATCATTCATAATACATTTTCTACCATCAGGCATAACGTGTATATGAAGTTGAGGTGTAGGAGCAACAGGAGGTGCTGATACAGGTGGTGCTATTGGTGCTGCTGCAACAGGAGGAGAAACAGGTGGAGCAACAGGAGGCGCAACAGGTGGAGCAACAGGAGGTGGTGCTGCTGGAGTAGATGTTGGAGGTGCAACCGCACCAGACATTACTGCCAATCCTTCTTGTATTAATAAAGCATCAGTCCAATTACCTGCTTTATACTCTGCAAGCGTATTTGTTGCTTTCGCTGTTAATACTAAAGTAGGTGATGCGTTTTCTGCCTGAAAATCTCTCTTAGGTGGCTCAGCAAATACACCACCAGAAGCTCTATGAGCTTGACCTTCATGAGAAGATTGTATTTTCTCTCTAATAAACTTAGGGAGATTTTTGAAATTCTCAGATTCAAATCCATTAGATAAATGAAAGAAATACTTGTCATTTATCCCAGCAACTTCTGGAGTTGTTAATCCAGCAAATTGCATATTGGTTGCATCTAAAGGAACTAAAGAAGCAATATTAGACCATTGCCCATCAGAAGAGATTGTAATGGTAGCAATAAAGCTTTTTCCAAGCAATGTACCAAAGTCATAGTTATCAGCCTCCGTATCTGTTAGCTGTCTTGAAATCATTGGCTCTACGTATCTCTTACGCAGATTCGATTTAGAAGCCATTGAAAACGTTTCATCTGTAAAAATGCAACTTGGCTTCATTGGGTCGTCTACGTAAAACTGTCTCATTTGAGTAGGAAACTCAAACGCTAAATTAACTTTGTGTTTTGGTCCATAGTTTCCACCATCTTGTGTACCGATATCAGCTAGTCCATATAGAGTACATAGATGCATTCCAGCTGGAATGTTATCAGTATCTAATTTGTTTGAACTACCTTTCGGTGCTGTAAAACTTGTGTTTGTGCTCATAACGAAATTGTTTTAATAGTGAGTTCCTTTTAATATCTTTAAAGAAAAGAACCCATAAATATTAATTTTAGTTGCCTTTTTATGGTAGGCATTAATCACCAGTGCAATATCAATCCAATAAGATGTAACTACATCGTAAACGATATCCCTATGTATATCTAAACTACTTGCAGTTAAATCAATGTGTTTATTAAAGTGTTCAGTATTAAAAACGGAAGAATGGAGGTATTCTATGTAATCCTCATTCGGCATTAATTTAAACGGAAGTTTAAACCTCTTACCCATTAATATACTTTTTGCTCTTTAATAAGTTTTTGGAAGTTTTTGGAAACAACAACCTTGACGTTATACCTAGCCGGTAAGTCAATTTGTTTTCCAGTTTGGGGGTTTCTGCAAGAATAAGCTTCTTTTCTTATTTTCATAAAATTAACAAGCCCATGTATCTTGCAGTCAATCCCAAATAATAATTGTTTTTGAATAACAGCAATAATGCCATTAAACACCTTTCGAACAGTATCTTTATCGATTCCTGTTTCTTTTGAGACTAAATCTCCAATTTCATTTTTTGTCATTTGAATATATATATGTGTTATACAACTTCAAATGTAATGAATTAAAAATCCATATCAGAATAAGAACAGAAATTAAATTTAAGAAAGTCTACGAAAGTCTTGAAACTTCGAACACCAATGTTTCGGCCTTTAGCTACAATAAACTGCGTTTCACCTAATACATGTGTAGGCAATGTAATCCCAAGAGATTTCTGCTGTTTATAGTATGCTGGTCTAACAATGAATATTACCGTATCGCTATCCTCTTCAATAGAGCCAGATTGTTTTAAATCTTTTAGGAATGGTATTGTAGTACCATCACCATTGCCTCTACCGTCCAAACTTCTATTTAGCTGGGCGAAGATGATAATAGGAATATTCAATTCATTAGCAAGACCTTTCAGTTCTCTGGTAATTTTTGACAAATCACCTGTCCGATCTGTTGTTGCCCTAACAAGTTTCATTAATTGAACGTAGTCAATAAAGACTAACTTGGTACCATTAGAAACCAACTCACGTATCTTTTTAATTATACGCTCGTGGAAGTTCTTATGTTCCATAGTGTCGTGGATATGCAGCTTACTTTCATCAATGAACTTATAAGTCGCTAAGACTTGCTTAAATTCATCGTCAGTTAACTTACCTCCTTTTATCTTACTAAATTCAATTCCTGTTAGTCTAGCAGCAACTCTATTCATCACATCTATTTTAGACATTTCTAATGAAAAGAATGCTGTGTCATGACCTTTAGAAATGGAAGCTGTTACCGCAGCAGCTATTCCAATAGTGGTTTTACCCATTCCTGGTCTTGCTCCTATAGTAATAAGTTCTCGTTTCTGCCAACCTCCACACCAATCATCAAACTCTGAAACACCTAAAGCTATGCCCGGAGTTTCCCCTCGACGTTGCATTAGTAGTTTTTCAGTAAGTTCTTGTTCTGGTGTAATAAGAGCCTGTTGAATCCCATCAGGATTGATAGCCACTGTATTTATGTATGCAATGGTATTTTCAATTCCTTCGGTTAATTTGAATATATCAGGATCGTTATGTAGAGATTTATGTATTGTTTCTCTAGACATTATAATTAACTCACGAAGTACAAACTTCTGTAAGACAATCCTTGCATGATATTCAACGTGTGCAGCACTACCAATCAATTGAGTTAATTCAATCAAATAGTACTCGCTTCCAGAAGCTATTAAAGTTCCTCTACGAGTCAGCTCATGAGACACTGTTAGTATATCTACACCAAGCCCTGTATCATACAAGGATTTGATTGCAGTATATATTAATCGATGAGGTTCATGGTAAAACACTTTCTCGTCTAAAAGTTTAACAACTTCAGCACAAGCTCTAGTGTCTACCATTAACGCACCCAATACCACTCTTTCCATATCAACTGCTTGAGGTGGAATATGACCAGTATCAGTTATGCTTGGCGCTCTAGGTTTAGGAATGAACTCTTTTCTTTTAGGTGGGTCTTTACCTCCGCCTGGTGGTGGTGGAGGTGGTATGGAATTACTCATATTTGTTTATACAATTTTATCTCCATTATTTTGATTTATATATTGTTTAATAATCATTTCAATACGCATATGTTGTTCAGGAGCTAAGTCACCATGCTTTAGGTTATAATCTTGGCATATTTGTTCCCAATCAACATAATCTATAAACTTTCGTCTAACTTCTAACCTACCATTAAACAAAGTTAGATGGTTTTTAAAAATAGGTTTTAAGCCACTTAAAAGTATTTGACTTATAATTTTATGGTCTTCATCACTTAATGAGTCTACCCAATCTTCGGAGATATCATCATCAGTTAATGACATTGAATCATTCATAAAATTATGTACATCAACAACCTCATCAGAATCTCCAGATCCAACATCTATTAAAGCTCCAGAAGTTCTACCTGTTATTTTATCAATCCAAGTTCCTACGCTATGTAGTAGGACAAATCTTTTTGATTTCTTTATTAATTTTTTCAAATATTTAACAAGTAAGTCTATATCTGTATTACAAAAAAGTGGTTCGTCTGAACTTCCGTATCTGCTATTTATACTTACATAATAAGTGTTGAACAATTCCTTATCATCATCTTGTTTATGACTATTAGGCAAGAAAATATGTAAGTCAAATATTGAAATTTCTAATGAATCAACTAGGTCGTTATGCCAAGATATGTCTAGGATATCCAAACCAGTATTTTTTCTTAAATATTTCAAATTCTTAAGGGTTCTTTTCGGGCTATGACAACCCGCTTTATTTCCATATCTGTTCTTCATGTCGATTTATTTAATAAAAGAAGCCCTGATAAGGGCAATCTTTAGGTTTAGAATCTACCCAATCGATATTTGGGTCTTCGTTTAAATTTGGAAAGACAGCATTAGGTTCTTTCACTTTAATCATAACCCAACCATCAGTTTGTAACAACTGATTTGCGGCTTTATTTTCTGCTATAATATCCATACTCCAGTTAAAGAAATGCACGCCTTGTGCAAGAATAATATGATGGTCTTTTAAACGCATTACACCACCAATTCCTAAAGCAATCCTAATTCCTTCATCTCTTGTTTTTCTACCGTTCATTTCTGCAACTAATTCGTAGTAATCCTTAGTTCCAAAAATACCGTAACCGTTGTAATCTGTTTCAGTCCATTTGTTTCCTTTGTTGTCTGTCATAGTGACTTCTGCTAAAGGTAACTGACTGCTGTGCACATTAGGTATTGATACCTTTGTGTCTTGTGTAATCCAACTAAAAAATCCCATATTTTTTTAATTTATTTTAAACAAGCATAAATCTTGTCTTTTTGTTTGTTAATAGTTTTTACAATCGTATTATGACGGACAGAATGTTTATTCAATAAGCCATAAGAGTGTAGCACTTCTTTTTCTGACAAAGAGTACTGAGTCGTTTCAATTAACTTATCGTTGAGGTATGCCCCAAGCAATAGATTATTTTCGTCCTGCCAGTAGCTTGTCGTTTGGTAAATACAATGGTGTAATTCTTTACCAGCACTTTTCACTTGATCTATGTAGAGTAGTGGAAGTATCTTAAGGTTCTTAATCTCAAATTTCAGGTCAGCGAATTTAACCATTCTCTTTTCAAAATTATCAATCTCCTTTGCTTGTTTTTCAATCAAAGCAAGTTTTTTAGCTTTAGATAATTTCTCTTCATGTTTTCGACGAACACGAGTAGCTGTAGCTATCCAGAAGTTATGTTGCTCTTGCAAATCATCAGGGCATACAAAGTGGCGATTGCGTAAATCTTTTTTAAGATAACTCAACGCTTCAATCATATCCATATAAGTTCTAGGCTCAGGTATCATGTACTTATTACGAATACATATCTTTATTGTAGCCCAATACTTTTGAATTTGTTCAGGGTAATGGAAACAGTATTTGTACAGTTTATTATAGCCCGGAGTCTTATCAATTGTTTCCATGTGAATACAAGTAAGAAGTATCCACATTAGTTTACAAGCGGTATATTTATTCTCTTCGTAGGTATACGCATCGAAGCCAGCTTGCGTAACATGCTTATGTATATCCCATTTAGGATATAGCAATCCTTCGTCTGAGTATTTATTTTCAATAACTTTTGGCTGTCTAAGTTCCATCCAACCTTGCCAATATCCCCAGTAATATCCATTACCAGACCTAAGCCTAGCGATAACTTCTCGCTTGCCATCTTTTCGGATATACACACGAAAGCATTCAATATGATAATACTTAGCAGCCTCTTTACATTTAAGCTTGCTGTTAATCTGAAAGGTTCTTATCAATTGATAGTCACCGGCCTTTTCAATAACAGTATAATAAGCTGACTGATCATTAGTCCTTTTCATTGTAGAAGTAATTTTAAGCTCACTTTTACACTTTGGACATTTATCACCAGTTACTTCTTCTTGCCAAGCCTGAGAGAAATTAGACTTCCAATGGTTTCCACACTTCAAACAATTAACGGTACCAGATTTGTATCTGTGACCAAGATTGTACATTACGTTTTTCTCTGCCCAATTATGAACACGCTTTCCAATCTTCTTAACCTTGCTATCTAAAGCAACTACTACTTTTTGATTCTTAGTCCTTGCTTTCATCTGTTGCGAATAAATCCATAGCTGCATTTTCAGCAAGCGATTGGATAGGTTTCTTACTGGTCTTAGTTGTCATAGCTGTTTTAGTTTCTTCAACAACTTCTTTAAGAGCTTTCTTTTTAGCTAGAGCAATATCATCTGGAGTTAAATTATTTTTTATCTCCTCAGCTTTTTTATCCATAGCTATTTTTTTAAGACTGCTTTCCTCAGTCTTAGTAATGTGAATCTTAGCATCAGACTTAGCCTTAGCTATTTCAGCATCAGTAAGCTCTACGTGATGATTGATTATAATTGTTCCTGTTGGTTTAGAGCCAGACTTAAGATTGGGCTCGCTATAATAATGTATAGCCAAGCTAAATACTTCGTTATCTGTCCAACCTTGCTTACCGCTTGCTTTGATTTCATTTAGCATATAAGCAATGCATTTGTCAATGCTCTTATCTTTGTTAGCATAAGCTTTTGCGAACAATGGTTCTTTAAAAGCTCGTTCTTCTAAATGTGACTCAACTTCATCTTGGAAGTTCTGAGTTCCTTTGTTTCCTTTTGCCATAATAAATGTATTAAGCGGGAGCCGAAACCCCCGCTAGTTAATAACTACAGTTTTCTAACTGCTCGTTTGATAGCTGCTATCTTTTTAGATGGAATTTCATCTGTTTCAAGAGTCAGCTTAATTAAATGAACTGCATAGTAAACTTCTTTGAAAGTTTTCGCCGCATTCATTACCTGGTCAAGAACTTCGAATTGCTCAAGCATTCTTTCCTTATTTGGAAGAGGACTAATTAATTCATCTATATGTCCTTCAACAATAACAGAAGTTGTAACTCCATCAGAAACAGAAGCTTCTTTCTTTTCAAGCAGATCAGTACCATCGATTACTTTTTCATCAAGAAGATTATCTTTCTCAAGTTCACGATACTTCTCTTCCTCTAAAGCAAGATTATGAGCATCATTAATTTGTTTAGCATCAACAACAACTTTTTCCCAAGCAGCCTCACCTTCAACTTCTATACAATTAGGTTTGAAATCTTGGTCAGCTTCATGTTCGAATAAATCATTTTCTTCATGATACACAAATCCATGACGTGCAAGTTCCTCAATACGATTTTCACGAAGGGCTTCCAAGGCTTTTTCTTCGTTCTCAATTTCAGCTTTAGCATTGGCAGCATGAGCTCTATTCTCAAACTCTGTTATATCGGCAGCTTGCTCTTCAATAATTTCGCTAGGAATTGGCTCAACTTCCTCTGCATCTACAACTGGAATACTAGCCGGTACTGGTTCTGCTTTAGGTCTCCATCGATTCAGTAATATTTCCCAATCTGGAACTAATAGTTCGGAAAGCTCTTTATCATCAATTGCTACTCCACCAAAGCTAATGTGATTTTTCTCAGGCACATGCGTATAGCCCCATTCTACTAAAACACCTTTGCGATATTCAAACACGTTTTTACGAGTTGCTTTTACGTATGGTTCATCAACAGCATCAATTGAAGGCAATGGCTTAGGAGATGCTATCACAATATTGGAATCAGGAATACCAGAAGCCTTAGCAATTTTAGCAATCTTTTCTTTGGCTTCTACTTTCGCAGCTGAGTCTTTTATTCTCTCAGCAATAGAATTACCAGTCTCAACAGTTGTTGGAAGATATTTTTGAAGCAAGTTCTCAAATACTGAATCAGGCATAACCTTAACGACTGAAACTTTTACGGATTTGTTGACACCAAAAACAACTTCTTCTTGGTCGTCTGTAAGTCTGTAAGAAGGATCCAAAGCCAATAGTCTTTTTACTCTAGACATTGTAGGAGCATCAATAGTTATTTCTACTGGTGCTTCCTCTACTTTTTTTACAACCTCTTTAATAACCTCAACAACTTCCGCTACTGGATTAGGCTTAGGTGTAATCCTAGAAAACCAAGTTGGATTGTCCATATCATCAATCTGCGTATATGTAAGCAGTTCACCATCTACAGGTGTATTGACAAGCATATCGGAATTATCCATTTGTTCCCATCCTATTTTGATGAGGTTGGCAATACGAGCTTTCAAGAACTCTGACAATGCAGGAACAATAACTTCCTCAACAGGAGGTGGTGGAACAACTACTTCTGTATTAGTAACAGGAGTAAGGTTCTTTGCAATCCATTCTTTTTTAACAACGAATGCACCAGAACCGAATGCCTTTTTTCCTTGTGGGTCACCAACAGCATACATGTTGTTAGTATGACCATCAAGGGTCACAAATGGTACAGCTTCTTCAGCAGTTAGTAAATCCCATTCAGCCTCCGGCCATCGTAACATTTTTAAATATTCAGATTTTTCCATAATAAATTGTATTAAAATTTTAATTCAGTTTGTGAGTTTTTAATCTCGGTTTTAATAATTGGTTTCTTTGGTATTACCTTCTTGGGTTTAGGGTACCACGTCTTTACGTAGCACTTCTTTACATCCATGAATATACCAGACTTCACAAACCTCACATTGTATGTATGTGAGGTGGAAGTTATGATACTTACTCTCTTGCCATCAACAAGGAAACATCGTTTAGGAGTTTCATTCACAATCTTCGCAGATTCCATAACCCATGTCTTGATCGTGTATTGCTTGTAGTTTAGCAGTACTCTTAAATCCTTCACCACAACAACCACACTCAAAGTATGTTTCGGGTTGTCTGGTTACTTTCCCTGATTCGTCGAATGTAATATCAACTTTTCTAGAAAGCATAGGATTATCGCAACAGCTTAATATAGAATTTAGCTTATCTCCTTTAACCCAACCAATTGTTAGGCTTTCGATTTGAATCATTTTATCAAAATCTAGTATAGCAAGTTCTACAATTCCATTACAGCTACTAGCATCGTTTGCAAAAGCATATTTTTTGCCGTTATGTTCGAACACATATAAAATCTCAGCATATAGACCAGCCTGATATGGAGTTCCATCTTTCTTTTTAACATGCTTCAATTCTACTTCTTGTCCTTGTCCTAATACTGATAATATTTCATCTCCATCAATATTCCATATTTGATTTACTCTTCCTTCGTAGAACATAGTTATAATTTTAAATTAAACCGAAGATTAAATCTTCTTCTGAAACTCCGTAGCTACTAGCTATATCTTCGATATCACTGTAACCTCTAAATGACTCTAGGCTTAATAGTTCCCAGATCTCTGCAATAGCTAGACTAAGCATTTCTTTTTGCTCGTCTACCTCAGCTTGTGCTTCTTTTCTCCACTGCTCTGCTTTTTGAGCAGCTACATCGATATGTACCGTTGTGTAGTGCATGCTAGTTTGTTTTACAAAGTTTAATAATTGCATGAGCAAGCAAATCGTTTACGTTAAGCATTGCCCCATATGTATTAGGCTCGCTATAATCATAAACCATATTACCCTTATTAAAGTTAGGGTATAGCTCTTCAATTCTTCGGTAGTAATCGATTGGAGTTGCAGTGTCTACGCGCCAGTCTTTATCTTCAATACCGGCAAGTACTCGTAGGTCATTCTTGTTTGGAAAGCTAGGCATACTTACTAGCTTATCAATGAAGTCAATCATTTCGTCAGAGATGTGTTCAATTCCGAAAATTATTCTTTCACGTTTCTCGTCTACTTTAATTTCTATTGCCATAATTATTTTTCTTTTATATCAAATTGATAATCTACCCAATCTTCATGAACATCTAATCGAACCCATCCGTTAGGGCATTGTTCTAGCCAATCGTGAAAAGCATCACTCATTGGACTTGGTACTATATTATTTGCCATATATATTATTTATTATTTGATTTGGATTAATAATATATTTTTGATTGTACTGGTTTACTATTTCCAGTTGTTCATAATTCCCTATTATTTTAGAGACAGTAAAATCTTCATCACTTTCAATACCGTTTTCTGTTTTGCATTGGTGATTCAATACAATGACCTTCTTGTTTATTTGAAGGTATAAGATATCAGAACCACTAATCATTTATTAAAACTTCTACCCATCCTTTTTCAGAATGATTACGAAGAGATTGGATACCTCTTTCTTTTAGTCTTTCAATTAATATTCCAGCAGCTCTCCAAAGAGCTGGTTCAGGCATTTGATCGTGGTCATCGTCGTACATCACTTCACCTCTACACTCGTAGAAGTTATGTTCTTTACTATATTCAAAATCAAATCCTTTTATAGATTCTCTACTATTCAATGTATTTGCCATAATTTCTAAAAATTAAAATGTTCTATTTCATCGAAGAATTCTCCGATGTCTTTACAGTAACTAAAATCCTTTGACTTTAGATTGTATGTTGCACCAGGAGTATTTTTATGTACTATTCGTATTATTTTACAATGTACATTAGTTCCTGCTCTAGAGAATGTGCAACTAGGTAATATAATTTCACCTGTCATTATGAAATCATCAAAGAGAACGCTTTCATAAAAAGCATCTAATCTCTTTTGCATTGAATTACCTTGAGGCACGATAGCAAGCAACTTAGATCCTTCTTGACTATATCGAAACATATGCATAGTAACAGCTTTGTCAATATGCTCCATAGCTGTTTTACCAGCTTGTCCAAAAGGAGGATTCATTGCTATGTACTCAAACTTGTTATGATTATTAAAGTTCTCAAAACTGTCTTGAATAACTCTTGCTTTTCCTGAATTGATAACTAATTGTGATTGTAAGTCATAACTAGGTTCAATAAATGTATTGTTACAGTGTTCAGGAAACCATCTCGCGATTGCACCATGACCAGCACTAGGTTCTAATGCTCGTTTGTCAGCTTTAATATCTAACCACTCTGCCATCTTATATCCTAATGGCTCAGGAGTCGCATAGTAATCTGTACCTTCTCTAGACTTATTACTAGATGTTTTCTTTCCTTTAGCAAAATAATATGTTTTTGCTCTATCGAAATCTGTAATGTCTAGCAACTGCCTATCTGATTCTTTACCGCCTTTACCTTGGTCTAAGGTAGGAGGTTCATAGTGAGAGTTTAAGTAACCCTCGGTAAAGCCAGTATGTAAATCCCTAGCTAAGTTACCCATAGCTAGGTTTTCGGCAGTACGTGACCTCTCTGCTATCTTGGTTGCAAATGCATATCGCTCAAAATTAGTTTGAAGCGTTATGTATTCATAGATAGCATCGCTCTTGCTTCCACTTCTGTATATTCTACCTTCGGTTTGAATAGCTTCGGTAGGAGCGACTGGAAGCCCTAGATTGATAAGAACACGCTGTTTATCACCAACAGTATCATGTAGTGATATACCTTCTCTACCTGCTCTAGTTTGTACTAGAATAGAATAGGTTTCTCCATGATTAAAGTCAATTATGTAATCTTTCCGTTTCTTTTTAGAAACAGTACCATTGTATTGCTTCATATTATAAAATGCACTAGAGATAACTTCTCTGGTGTTTCCTAACCTAGATAAGTCAAGATTTACATATTCAGGATATTCCATATTGAAACGAGCAATCTCTTTGGTAATCAAAGAAAACATCCATTCAGTGTCAGATGTAAGAAGCTTGTCTAAATCGAAATGAAATGGGTGTGATACTACGGAGTTATTATATCCATGAAATATAACAACTTTCCTTCCTAAGTTTAAATGAGATTGAATTCGTGGAATTACTTCTTGAGCTTTAACAGCTTCTAAAAGTTGATTCACATACAAGTAATTGTATTTTTTACTTGCAACTTCAGATAAGTATTTATATTTCTCTCTGAAATCTGAATGATGAAAAAGTTCCATACCACTATTAATGAAAGTTCCTATCTCACTTTCTACGGTTATGAAATCTCTAGAATAATCTACATCAAGCTTTAAAACTCTTGTAGACATTACACCCATTTCTCTATGTTTCTCAAAGAACTGTCGTTCTAAAAGATTTACATCTACACCACTTTCGGGTATGGTCACTTTATTGTAACGCATACGATATCCAAAGTTTTGTACAAGGAAATTGTCAAAGCCTACTGGCTCATTGTATGAAGGATGATCCTTATAACCTTCGTTAATGGTTTCGTTTATATCAAACAAACAACCATCAGCATATTTAATAGACTTGTGATAAGCAAAAGGAGTTGCTGATAGAAACAAAACCTTAGTACTACCAACCAGACTAACAGTATGGTGAGTAAGCTGTTTGTTCCAAGCATCTAATTGCCATCTCCAAGTTTCATAATCATCACCATCATTAAACTGCGGGTATTCTGAAATAACACCCTTTGCTAACTCCTTGCAAGCAGATGGTAGCTTTGATATTAACTTGTGTTTAGATAGGTAGCTTGTCTCTTTGCCTTGTTGGTTCTGATTCAAATAATGAGATTCGTCATATATTATTAAATCAAAATTTCTCATAATCAATGCATCGTTCTGGTAGAAGTTTGCATAAGTAGTTACGCAAAACAAACTACCTCCGTCGTTTGTGTCTTTGAGCATAGATATCGTAAGGTTTAAAACACTACCTTCTGAAATCCAGTCAATACACTTCTGTTCTGTTGGAACAACAATCAATATATCTCTTTTGTTTTGAGCCCAAAATCTCTTAGCTACACCAAGACCTACATAGGTTTTTCCGGTACCTGTTCCATTTGTGAACAGATATCCTTTTCCACCTGATAGGTATCTGTTTTCAGCTCTAAGAACATCTTCAACTTGTTCCTCATATAACTTAGGGAGCATACGACGTATGTTGTCAATGCTCCCAGGTTCATAGTTATATACAGTATCATCTGTAAAATTAAGTGTCATTCTTCATATTTTATCATTTTTTAATAGTACCCAGTTCTATTAGAAAGTTTCTAACCATTAGGCCCACTAAGTTTTCTTTCTCGGCACCAACATATTGTATGTCATGCAATATTTCTGTGCATGCAATTAGGTTGGGCATATTAGAAACAAGATTAGCAAATGCTTGTTGATCCTTTCTAGTTGAATCAGTATATGCTATTTTCATTAGAATCTCAATATCATGTACAATCCAAAACTCATTGTCCATATAATTATCATGAACTTTCCATTGATGTGTATCAGGAAAAGCATTTATATATGGTTTAAAACCTAATGTCTTTAAAAAGGTTTCAGGACTTGGAATTGATTCTGCTTTAGGTGGTTTAGGTATTTGTCCTGGTGGTACATATTTTACCATCCAAGCCATGTCACTTCGTCCTGTTGTATCAATTGCATGCTGGTCATGCTCGTCAAAAATAACAATACCAGCACTAACTAATGCATCAAGCATTCCTTTGTTTTCAGAATAATCTTTAATGAAAACATGACCTCCCATAATAGGTTCGGCCGGCAAGTTTACTGTTGCTGTAGCCACTGGTTCATGGTCTTTTTTAGACACCAATGATATTGCCATTCTACCATTGCCATAAGCACCTATTTGTACTATGCAATTAAATCCTAGAAAATTTACTATTCGTTTATCCATATTGTTCCATCTTTTAAATATTCGTTATCGTTAATCTCTACTTGCTCCGCTTTAGCATCATCTGTATGATAATAATCTTCTTGACCTTTAATGTCTATTTCAAGTGAAGTGAAGCAATTGTCAAATAATACATCGATAGTATCAACTTCATTAGGGTTGTCAATGAAATTATAAATTGGTTTCATTATAGAAATGTCATAACAAACTCCAGTTAAACTACAATCTCTTTCAAAAATAACTTTTGAATATCTTTTGATATGTCTCATTCCAGCCGGATGTGCTTTACATACAAGTATAGGAGTTCCATTTTTATGAGTTTTAGAAAGGTTACCATAGTATTTACCTTTGTACAAAACATGTCCATAGTTATTAATTAGATATGTTCTTAATCGCATACCTGTAAGCTCACAAACTTCTTGTTCATATTCGTGATCTAGATAAGGATTCCAACAAGCAAATTGAAGCCAATTGTTTATGTGTGTTTTAACGTCAAATGCTTTACAAAAAGATTTGACAGTTTCTTCTGCGTCTTGATATATAAACTCAGTGGATACCTCAACTTTATCAACAAGACTTTGTTGAACAGGTATGTCAAGCTCATGAAACTCGTATATCACTATCGTTTCAGTTCTCATTATAATCGTTTAGTTTAGAAATTAATGATATTTTTAATGCTCTGAATCTGTCAGCATTTTGTTTAATGTTAGCCCTGTCTCCATGTCGAAACTTATGGAGCAGGTCAGCAAACTCACTGCTGTCTACAAATGATACTATTTCATTTCTTCTCAATCTCATTTTATGGAGCTTACTGATCAAGCTCTGGTTTTCCTTAAGATAGTAATCGTCTAAAGCATCAATAGATTCTTCCATTCTTTCTCTCATCATTCTTGAGGCTACTGTAAAGCCTAACGCGAATGATATTATTGCTATTAATATAAATATTAAATTGTCCATAGTTATCTGTAGTCTTTTAAGGCTATATCAAATTGTAAGCCTGTGTTAATATTAAATCTGTATTGACCTAGAAGGTCTGTTCTCTCTGTCCAAACAAATCCAACAATAAGCTTTAAGTTAGGGATTATTAAGAACGATGGCATTATACCAAACTCCCAAGATTGAGTAGAGCCTCTATTTTCGCGCCCTATAAATCCGTAACCAACCGAAGGCATTAATCCTAATGCTCCATTGGTAAATACGTATCCTACTTCTGCTGCATATCTATGGAAGTCTCCACTAGACAAATCTGCATATTCATATTTAATAGCAATTTGTAAGTAACCTAGCTTTTTCTGATACCCTTGTAGCGACATCTTTGTAGATAAGTCAAGAGTAAATGGCATATTGCCATGATTGTCTTCTAGGAATGTCAGCTTGTTGTCTAAGCTTGCGCTAAAACCAACAGCATTCTGTGATTGCATTACTTGCATGCAAGTAAACAATAAAACTATTATGAGGTTTTTCATTTTACGATTTAGTTTTACGCATAGCCTCCATTTCAGGTCGGTCTAGTTCTACATCAATTAATTGTTGGATAGGTGCATGAGAACCGTAGCAAGTGATGAGGTCTTTGATTGGGGAAGCCTCTAGTGCATCTTTAATAGTAAATCCCTCCTTGCAGTCGAACCAAGCCATGCTAATTTTATACGATGCTACAATGGTACACCATAAGGTTTGTGATTCTTCGTCTGTTAAATTAATCTGATCAGCGTGTACTTTAAGCCATTGCTGTAGATTTTTAACATCATCAATACCTCGAATATTATTCGCGTAATATTTTACGTGATTATCTTCATTCATATACATTGCCAAGAAACTGTAGTATGTACTAAGCTTTGGTTTGTTTAATCTACCAGTTGTAGGGTTCTTGGATTGTCTCCAAGTACGAAATCCTTTACCTGTTTTATGCTCAACTGCGAATGTCATTTCGCATTGTTTTCTACCGTAAGGGTAGTTGTCTACTGTTGTCTTCTCATTGAGAAGATCTAACTTTTTAATTGTTTGACTCATTGCTATAATTTATTGCATAAAAAAAGCCACCAAAGAATGGTAGCTTAATTCATAAGTTAAAATGTATTCTATGCGTTCGTCGCAAAGAATATAATTGGTGATGCCAACAGTTCAGCCTTTGTGTAGGTTGTGTCAATATCAACTTTTTCTTTATCACGAATAGTGATAACACAATCCACTAGCGTTGCCACTGGTGTATTTACGCTTTTAACAACTCCCTCTCGGTTACCAAGTAATACTCTGGTGTTAGCTGTTAAAGCATCTAATGATTCGGATGTAATCGCGATGTATTTAGGCGATGCTCCGTTATCATCACTTTTGTCTAACCCTAGTTGCTGAACACTATATGGGTTATTCATGTTGTTAATACGCTTCACCGTTTCTTGTGAAGGGTCGATTACGGCTCCAGCTCCGTAATCTTTTCTTGCAGATGCACTCATTTTGAATAGATTTATATATTAATATATTCAAAGATAAGGAATATATCTTAACAGATATATGCTCTCGACATCCAGTAGATGGCTATTATAAACCATCCTGACGTTAAAAGATACCCTAGTATCCTTTTGCCTATAGTTAGGGCTTTAGAATGCATGTATTTCATTTTATGAGTTTTTAGGAAACAATTCATTACGCCATTTATCAATATAAACCTTGAAGCTAGTTTTATCTTTTGCTATTCGAATAGAAACGTATTTGTTTCCACTACCAGAAGAATGCTCAAGCTCTTTGAGAATCTTTTTGGTAAAACGATTATAAACTTGACCTTCTGGAGTCATTGAATATGTGCGATTAGTTCCGTTGATATGTAAGACCTTGCTGGTTATTATTTGCCTAGCTGTTAATTTCATTATCATCTTTTTTAATATGAGTATAATTCTTATAAGCATTTTCTACAAGATCGTTATGTTTTATGAATCGCTTCGCAAAGAATGTAGCCCAGGCACCTATTAGAGCTCCTATTAAAATGCTAATGATATTATACAAATACCAATCTGTTCGAAACACAATCACATAGAAGTATGCTAATATAAGAACAAATGAAAGAATATGTATGGGTGAATTGTATTTTCCATAAATACAACCTAAAAACCTGTGGCTTTTAATCATATAGATGAGGTTCATTAAAATGTAAAGTATTGTCAAAACAATTGATAGAGTTTCCATAAGTTTAAGATTTAATTGTTCGATAACCAAAAGAATAATTTCTGTAAAGCCGTATCATCAGAAAGCATTACAGCTTTCGGAGGCATGCCATCGTCCTCGATAACTTGTTTAAGTTCTTCAGGATCCCAGAAAGTAAGTATGTTGTTTTCGTCAATATTTTCGAAAACAAAATCAGCAATAAGGTATTTACCATTAATATGTCTTGCCCATTTAAGTTCACCGGCAGTTAACCTGTATTGGAATGTAATACCAGAACTACAGAATGAGTCTTGTAGTTCATACAAATCATCAAGCTTCAAAATCTCTTTAGATTTGTAACGCTTGGCTCTTGTTTTATTTATTATACAATAGTCTTTGAGTTTGTCAAGTGGTATTTTAGTTCTTAATAAACTATAATAGCCTTGATGTTTGAAGCCATCGCTCCATTTTTGATAAGCATCGTTAATCTCAGACTTAAGATATAGCTTGTTTTGATAAATATCAAAACCATCAGGACTTAGTATTCGGTATAGTGGCTTTGCCATTAGAGTATGTTTAGATTATGAATAATGATTTTGTATGCGCATACAGCGACAAGCACCGTAGATATAACTACGATGCTGGCTATGTAGACCTTTTCGGTCTTATTTAGATGCTTCATTATACAGTAGCTTTAGTATTATCTCTGTAACGTAAGTAAAACTCTGGCTTGTGCCATCTGTTCTTATAGGTAATAACATTACTACCATCGATAGGGCTTTGAGATACCTTCTTACTGCTGTTGCGTTTATCTACGCAGTCAAGCATGTACTCAGGAGATTCTTTAGAACCATAGCGAATTAGTTGAAAAGGATTCTCTTTCCAATCTGTACTATTGTTTACAGATAAATATTGAGTGCCTACCTCATATCCTTGCGTTTGTCTATCCAGACGTGAACGCAATAGACCACTAATGGTCATGTTCTTGAATAGCTTACGCTTCAAGTCTCCTTCTTCTCCGAAGACCACGCTAACATTAGCTTTACGTGTTGATGATACATAGCTAGTTATTTTAAATCCGACAATCATTAAGCTTAAATTTCTCATAATAAATGTATTAAATAATTAATTAATAAATGTAGTACGGTAAACAGATCTTGCTTACCGAGAATTATATATATTTGTAGTGTCAATAACTTAGAATAAGCAATATGAAACAACAAATAGTCCGAACCCTTCTCAAAGAATACAGTAGTAAGTACGCACGAGTTATCAGTGATGAATTGATTGATAATATGTATCAACTATCAGCCACTTCTAACAAGCTGTTGAGGGATGTCTGGAACCGTAGACCAAAGCAAGGTCATACGGTAGAAAAGATGTTCTTGCCCGGCGACTACTTGAGTTATAATTATAAACACAAGCAGTCATTTCACCGAGACAAAAACAAGTTAATAGGTATTGGCTTTATGAATGAATATACCATTGATGCGGTTAGATACTTTGTAGTACTACCTTGGGCAATGCATTACATTGGAAAGCCTGATATGGATAATCTTAAAAAAGAATGTAAATATCATGTACCATTAGGTAGATGGACACACAAAGAATTTTAGTACTAGTTATAACTCGTAAGTATAAATAGCATATATTTGTAGTGTTCATATATTTTAGGTTATTGACATTATCTTCATATATGAAAACAAGCCCAGCTCTCTGTAGAACTGGGCTTTGTTGTTTTTAAGCTGTTTGTTTTATATCACGAACAAACATAGCTTGCGCTTTAACAGCGCCTTTGTTTCGTTGCTTAATCGATTGACGGTTATGCTTACGAAACTTTATCAGTGATTCTACTCCTGCTTCAGAGACAGGAAAGTATCGATTGATAAATTTAGAATACTGGTTAGGTATGCTCATAGGTCTAGTGATATAGACACATGAGTCTAAGAATTCTAAGACAGAAGATCTTGTTTCTTTAAACTCATTAGAGCTGAAGATTGGAAATGTTGAAGACATTATAGCGTCTTGCTGGTCCGAAGATGTTACTAATGTAACTGGTACGAATTTAGTTCTCATAATAATACTTATTTTGGATTGTGATTAAATTTAGATTTATAACCGGCCGCTGCGGATCGGTTAGTTTTGTTTTTATTAATGATACTCTGCTCCCTTAAATGGGGTGCATATATCAATGTGTAACCAACACCAGCTACGGTAAGCGCAGCGGTGATGTTTAAGCCATAAGATGCCATTGCTATAATGGAGAATACAAAGATGCATATGTCTACGACTCTTGAGGTCTTTGCCATCAACCACCGTAAAGGTGGGATGCTTTCGATGAGCACTATTAAACCAACTAATATTAGCACTCCAAAGAATGTAGCAGTTAAGATATAACTGCCAATTAGGAATGCCAATATACAGATGGCTATAAATAATATAGCTCCCTTGTGAGAGTTACGCATTTGATTCAGGAGCATAAATGGTTTGTCCTTCCTCGAAATTTATATTCTCACCACTAACTAATGGTTTAGTAGAAGCTTTGAATATCGCTCCGATAAAGCCTACAGCTCTAGCAGTAGTGGCTTTAACAAGCTCTTGTGTCTCAACTGTGTGCTGATGACGTTGTTTTTCAATGTCGTGACGTGATTCTTTGGTCAGCTTGTTAACAAGCTTAGACTCAAAGCGAACGATACCGTCAGCCATTGATTGAACAATAATGTGGGCATCGCCAGAGGCATACCCAATAGCCGTAGCTAGGATTGATTTAAAAGCAGGTGCTTTCATAATAAATGTGGTCACACTTATAATGCGCTTGACATCGCGCAATGTTAGCCCCCAAAAGAGGGCTAGGGTTAAGAGGCTTCGTTATTTAGACACGCAAGAAACTCTTTAATACGTGGTACTCTTTTATGAGTTTTTGAGAGCTAACAATAGCTCATCTTTGGTACGTTTGTCAAGCCATTTAACATTATCGATGTTTTTAATGTCAGACAAAAAGAATATACCATTACGCTTTAACACATTGAGAAGCCGAATGGATAGGTCTAATTCAATAACAGGAATATTATAATTCATAGTTTATATAGTTTTTAGTAAAAAGATTTACCAAAGTTCTTTAGGTGATACTCAAGATCCTCACTGGAGGTGACGATATGGGTTTTATTAACCCAACTATTAGAATTGGTACTGAAGTACCCATGAGTATAAATGAAGACGTGTTTATCAGTATTGACAAACTTTTCAGTATAGTAGGCAACAACATCATCACAATCATTGATAGTGATTAGGTGTATCTTTAGACGTAATAACTGTGCAAGGAAATAAGAATCCATAATAGATAGGTTTTAAATGGCATCAGTATTCCAGCACTCTGGAATATGAACATTGCCGTTAGTAAATAAGAATGCATTTTCATGAGGTTGCCCAAGCCATTGAATAGCTTCAATAGCAGAGCAACCATAAGTTCTCATAGCTGAGATAATAAGACGAGGATTGTACATAGTTTATAGATTAAAGATTAATAGTTATAGGCTCAGGAGTAATGTAATCTCCGTTATTCAAAAACTCATTAGAGTTTTTAATAATACGCCTGTTGTTAACAGCAAGAGCAGTAGCAGTGCCAACAACAGTAGTTCCTGCTAATACTGCGCCTGCAACAAGTAGTGTTGAGCCTGCAACATAAGTTCCAATAGCAGCACCCCAAACAATACCACTAGCAGTAAGCATAGTTTTGTAATTGTTTGAGTTGATTTTGTCAGCAACAATCTTATGTTCATAAGCAGAGGATAGACTAGTAAACCTTAAGTTGTTGAAGGTTTCCATAGAAGTAGCAGCAGTCTTAGACTGCATAAGAGATTCACGTAATAAAGATAATTTTCTCATAATAAATGTGTGTGGTAAGTCACAACCTTTTAGATTTAAAGTTAGCTGCATGAAGAGGAATCGAACCTCTAGGTAATCATACCATACATGCATTGATACCTAGTCGTCTAAAAGAGGACGTAGGTATCTGTCGAAGTCTTTGATAGAAATACCAAAGAATTCAATATCTGCCATAGCAAGCTCAAGCCCTTGAACAGAGCCTCGAATCTTACCATAATAGCAGTTGTCGTCAGGACATAACCTGAAAGAGTAGTTAGAGAACCCATGTGTTCTCTCACGATGAAGATATATTGCAACGTTAGCAACCTCCATACATAGAGGTGCATAACCAGTAGCAGATTGCTTCGCAATAACAACATCATCAAGCGATATAGATATCATAACAATAGTGACCAAGTATTTTACATCCTTGGAATCAGATGATTTTAAATAAATAAATAATAAATTAAATAATATCCCCTAGCGAGGATGAGAGAGGTGCGTAGCACCGAACGAAGACGAAGCGATAGTAAACTACCGCAGTAACTTAAATAAATCAACATAGTGACCGCAAGCAATCACTACGTTAATAAAGTAAAAGATGTTTATAAATAACAAAATAGTAATGCACCATAGTAGGCACATAACTACGCCTTTTTAATAACAAACAATGACAGCTTATAATAAGACAGATAACATTAGTATAACACCGCAGAGAACCGCAGTGGTTTACCAAGTTAGACTAAGAGGACACATACTGATTGAGCACACTCTGTCAGTCTCTGCCACGTCCTAGTCCGTCGGTATATATAGTATATACTATACGACTTTTTTAGGTAAAACGTGTGAAGCCCTGTAAACATTGGCATCATCGTAATCGGGCGGTAAACAGATCCTGCTTACCCAAAATAGATTAATAGATTTGGGTAAACAGATCTCGCTTACTCTACAGATGTAGTTTGAAGGCTATAAATTGACATGATGTCATGCTTTATAGTGGGGAATAAACATGTCGCAATCTTGTGGATGCTTCATGAATGAGAGACCACATTTGCGCATGTGTGTGATGGCTTTTAAGTAGCCAGAGTCTCCTTGATATTCTGTGTAACCAGACATATCATATCGCCATTGAAGTGTGTTATAAGCGATGTCGTATGCGACAGTGCTATTAACAAAGAAGATCGTCTTAACCTCATCACCATCGGTGAAGGTGATAGTGATGTTGCCGTTCTTATAGTCGGATGAGAAGGAATGTACCATTAGAATAAGTATTAAGTAACTGTTTCGGTCTAACAACCTCATCAGGTGTAGCACATACTACACGACAGAATTAGAAAAAGCCCCTTGCCTATCCAAGAGGATGAGCAAGAGGATGAACAAAAGTTCTCTTTTATGAGTTTATGATTTACTCTCTAGGTGAGTGTAAACCATGTAGGTGACGGCAGCAGTAGCACCGATGCATAAAGCACCGATGAGAAGCTTGGAGCCCAAGCCTGCGGCAACAGTCTTAAAGACCATTGTGCCTGAGCCGGCGGTAGCGCCAGCAGTAGATGTGACAGCCATAGTAGTGGCAGTAGAGGCATGCCAGATGGATGCAGTAGTTCCAGCAGCAGCGACAGCTGATGCAATGGTAGTAGATTTCTTGATAGCCATGAGTCTATTTAGTTTTAGTTAATGATCCTTGAATATACCCCACAGTAAAGCCAGCAACAACTGTAGCTTTAACACGAAAGATGTCAAGCTTGGTGTAAGAGTTAGGCACAGGTTGTGCATTAAGGGTCGATACTTTGGTACGAAGTGATGATAAATAAGACATAGTAAATAAATTAAATTATAAAGAGACACTAACGATTAGGACTCTCTTTTATGAGTTTTTAATAGAGACCCCCCTACCCCATAAACAAGATTATGGTAGGGGGAATTTTACTATTAAGCAAACGAGCGAATAAATTTTGGAAATTTTTTATTTTATGTTTGGTTTTTTTGTTACGTCTATTTGACGTAGTTTTGCTTAATAGATATTAATATAAATAGTGGTGTTATGGTAGAATTATGTTTAGAGAGGCGTATTCGGAATCGTTTATTGATGCGAGGTTTTACTGAGGAATGTTTCAGATTAAAGAATAAGAAATATGAGTAGGTGTAAGACGCCATATTGGAATGATGATATTATTGCTCGTATGATAGATAAGGGTATGGATGGTGCTGAGATTCATGGGTACTGCAATATTTTTTTATATCCTACTTTTCACAAAAATAGCGCGAGTGAGATTGCTGACAATTTTAAATTTGAGGCTATGGTTCATATTATCCTTGATTATACAGTTCCGAAATAAGTTGTATATTTATGTTTTCATAAGACATATTTGGTTGGTATGTTTTTTAGTTAATTAGTTGATATGAAAAATGCTTCTTGTAGTAGGGAAGCATTTTTTTTATATATTTATACTTTATTAATCATTAAATACAGAAATACAATGAAAAATTTCCTTGTAGTACTCCTAATGGCTTTTACGTTTTCCATTGCTTCGGCAGAGGTTCCTAAGCTATTAGATGATGATGTTGGCATTGAGCTAGTATCATTCGTTGATTCAGTTTCACCGGATGCAGTTGTCCTTAATCAAACAGAGAGTTTTGATTATCAGATAACAAGTGCTTCTACCTTAGAAAAGATTAATCGTATTGATCGCACGTTTTTTGTTCCCTCGTATATGGGCCCAGACTTGTTTCGAAGGAGTCGTTATAAATATAATTACATAAGCATTATCGAGAAGCCACCATTAGAAACCCTCCCCAATAGATTGTCGAGCTTTCGCTCGGTTTATAATTAGGTGCGTCTAAGGACATAATGGATATCTAAATATTTGAATTTAAAGCCTTGCATTCGTGTTAGGCTTTTTTTTGTATCTTGCACTTGCTATAATGAATGTAGTTTTAATTAACTCAATACTTTTTCCACCTGTTTCGGCAGGTGGTTTTTTATTATAATAGGTTATGATGTATGTGGAGGAAAAGGGGATGTATGGATGTACTATTATAAAAGTTTGCGGATTACGTCTAATAGGCGTAGATTTGTTAAAAATTATAAATAATATTTTATGAATAAAGTAATGAGTGTTATTAAAGGGCTAGAAGGTATTTGGGTCGGAGAGACTAATTTATTGGTTACCCCTCTAGAAGATTATTATAAGAATAAGAATTCTAGTCAGTTCTCTACATCGGATGCGGAAGAGTATCTATATGATGTAGGAGTGATTGAGGCTGTTGGTGAACAGGGTAATGCGGCGGCAGTTGGTTGTGTTGTTTTTTATCACAGTCATGTTTCAACGATGATGAAGTTTCCTGGTGTTGGAGAAAGGGAGCGTTTTTTAAATGTAACGAAAGAAGCTGTTATTGCTATTCGTTTAGATGAGTATATTTTCAAGGAAGTTTAATTTAAAATAATTTATTATGTCTGCTAAAAAAAGTAATGAAGACAAAGCAAAAAAGCCAGTAGCTAAAAAGCCAGTAGCTAAAAAGAAAGCTATGGTTAAAAAAGAAGATGTGGTTGCATTTGATGTTCCAGTTGTGGATCCTATTATTCTTGATGAAGAACAGGTTATCGATGGTGCTAAAGAGAATGCTCAGATTGCTAAGGCAATGAGTGAAACAAAATCTCCAGACCTTAGTGATGAAACTATTAATCCTAATTCAGAATTAATTGAGCACATCAAAGAGATTCGTAAGAATGCTGACAGGATGCAAAAGATTATTTTAGGAAATCGAAACATTTTTAGTGCTTCTTTAAATGATTCTATGAATAACGGTAGAGCTTGGTTGGGCCAACTACTTGGTGCTATTGGAACACAGAATCCTTATAATGTTGAGGTTAAAACAGCATTTGATATTCCTGCTACTACAGATGTTGTAAAAGAAGATAAAGAGATTGCTGCTGATGTTCGTGAGTTTAGTCTTCTTGGTTCTTTAGAAGCTACATTAGAAGCACGCGAAGGAATATCTAGTATTAAAAAGTCTATATATTCTTTAATTGCTGCTTGTTATGAAAATGGTACAAACGGTTATTTTAAAGATGCAGTTAAAGTAAATGTTAGTATTACTAATGCTTGGTCACATTATTGTGAAGCACGTTTTGAATTAGGATATAAACTCGCAAAACTTAGAAAATAAATGAACAAAAATATTATATATGGTGATGAGGCTCGTAAAGGATTGCTTTCGGGTCTTGAACAAATTGAAAAAGCGGTAAAGGTTACATTGGGTCCAAGCGGATCTAATGTTCTGATTAGGGTAAAAGGTGAGGCTCGTCCTTTCTCGGTTAAGGATGGAGTAACAGTTGCTAGAGAAGTTTTCTCTGACGTACCTATTGAGATGGTTGCTATAGAATCGGTTCAGGATGTTGCCAACAAATCTGATGAACTAGCAGGAGATGGTACCACGACTGCAACAGTTTTGGCCGCAGCTATTTTCAAAGCTGGAGTTAACTTAGATAAAAACCTCAACCGCTTAGAAGTTAAAAGAGGTATTGATAAGTGTATTTCATTAATTGTAGATGCCTTAGAGTCAAAATCTATTTCGGTTAAAGATTCTCCAAAAATGTTAAAGCAAGTTGCTTTGATATCTTCTAATAACGATGAGGAAATTGCAGATTTAGTTATTCAAGCTTACGAAGCTGCTGGAAAGCAAGGTATCGTAAACATCAAACGATCTAGAACATATGAAACGTATTTGACTACAATTCAAGGAATGAACTTACCAATGGGGTTAGCTTCTCCTTACTTTATGACAGACATGAAGAACGAGACTTGTGAGTTTGACGAAACCTATGTGTATCTTAGTAATGAGCCTCTTACAGATGTAAGTGAGAACTTCAATCATTTGTTAGAAACTGTTAATGAAGAAACGGCTAATTTACTTATTGTAGTTCCTAAAATCGATGATGTTGTATTGTCAATGTTAGTTACTAATGTCGCAAAGGCAAACTTTAAAGTATGCGTGTGTGTAGCTCCAGACTTCGGTGATGAGCAAATGCATACTCTTAGAGATATAGGTTCTGCCCTTGGCAAAGCTCCGTTTCTTAAAGAAGAAGGTGTTCAGTTTAATAGTCTTGCTAAAGAGGATGTAATGGCTTCTTTACCAAAAGCAAAAGGCATTAGTGTTGGTTTACAATATACTTCCATTAAAGGCGTAGCTGGAACAAAAGAATACAGAGCGAAGGTTCGTAAGCAAATGGAAGAAAGAGCAGATTCTTTACGAGAAAAAATAAAAACTGTAACAACTCCTTATGAGAAAAACATATTACATATGCGTATCTCTAGGCTTACTGATGGTGTAGCTTATATAAATCTTGGTGCTTATTCAGACACAGAGTTTCTAGAAAAGCAGCATAGGATTAACGATGCTTTGCACGCGACTAAGAACGCTGTTCAGGAAGGTATTATTCCCGGTGGTGGAACGGCTTTGCTATCATTAAGCAAGATGGAAATTGAAACAAGAAACAATAATCCATCTTTACAGGCTGGTATTGATATTGTGATGGAAGCTATTAAATCTCCATTTAATCAGATAATAAGTAATGTAGGAGTTGAAGAAATAGATTTAGAAGATTTTGACAATTGTCAAAATAATTGGGAACATGGTTATGATGCTAGAGCTGGTGTCTTTGTTGAGAGTATGATTAAACAAGGAATTATAGATCCAGTAAAGGTTACGCGAGTAGCTTTGCAAAACGCAGGTTCTATTTCTGGAATGCTATTGACAACAGAGTGTGTAATAATTGACCCATCGGTTTACAGTAAAACTACGAGTCCTAATCCAATGTTCGGATGATAAGTAGCTACGCAAAAGAAGAGGACTTGCAAACAGAGGAAGTTGCAAGTTCTCAAATTAAAGAGATTGGACATACTGCTTCAGGAAAAGCAATATATATTAGATTTGGTAATGGAAGTATTTATAGATACAGTCCATCAACTCAAGAAGATTATGATAATTTCTATGAATCCGAAAGTAAAGGAAAGCATTTTCATAGTGTTATAAAAAGAAGTATTAACGCAACAAAAATTCACAATGGCTAAAAAAATAACAGAAATACCAACATCCGTATTATTAAATTACCAACAGTTACTTGAGTTTACAAGTAGATCACTATATGGTTTATTTCAAGAAGCTGAAACATTAGCAAAGACTGGCGAGGTAAGTCCGGGATATGTAAGTAAGATTGAAAAAGAATTTCACTTTAAGCTTGGAAAGAATAATGAAGCCAGCGCATCGATTGATAAAGAAATTTGCAAACGTGTAAGAGGACAATTCGGAAAAGATGTAACTTTGTCTGATGATATGGCTAGGATCTCAGAAGCTTTTGAGCAAGAAAGAGACAGGATGTTTAAGCTTAAAGAAAAAAAGGACTTAAAACCTTCTATAAAATCTAAGCCTAAATCTAATTTTAAAATTGTAAAAGACGATTAATGATTTCATTTAAACACACAGGATTTATAATAGAAAATGTTTCTGATATTGAAAGGCTTTTTCCTCAAGATTTAGAAACTTTACTTAAAAGTGAAATGAAAGGAGATTTAATTTTTATCATTCCTTCTAAGTTCAAAAGCAATAAAAACAAGACTATTTATAAAATAGGTTGGCTTGTGGAGTTTTTAAAATTTATATATCCTGAAAAAAAAATTGCTGATTTCTGTGAAATAATAAATGAAAGATACCAAGTCTTTTTAGATCGTCGTGCAATAGAAAGAAAAATGAAAGAGTATGCCAGTAATGATATATTCAAATGAAAAACAGGGGATCCAAATGGTTCCCTTATTTTTTTATAAATTTGACAAATGTATTTAGTATCCATAAACCCAAAGACCGGTCTTTTAGAGCTTGGAGAAAACAATGATGGTTTACTTGCTATTAAAGAATTTCGTGTTATATTAGACATTGAAGAATTAGGTCTTCAGTGCTTAACTGCGATTGCTCTCGTAGCTGACTATCAATCTCCGAAGAGATTCTATAACATGAAGGACAGACCTAGAGCTGCAATGGAAGAGGTTACTGGCGAGCGTGACAAGTTTATTTGGAAAAGAAAGGAGATTCAGGACGCGTTGATTAAATACGATGCTTTGCAATACGACCCAACTCTTGAGGAAGGTAAGATACATTACCAAAGGAAAGTGAATAAGCTTAGGGAGTTTAGTGAGTCTGAGAAAATGTATGGCAAAGGCCATAAAGGTCCTAATGGGGAAGAACTTACATTTAGAAATCCTGCAACCGTAGCTAAAGAGCTTCGTGATATAAATGCAGATATAAAATATTTTGAAGAACAAGTACAAGGAAAAGATATTTATGAGAAGTCACCAGTTAAGCAAGGATATACTTTGTCTAGATTGGAACAGCTTGTAGATAAGAAGAATTCTTTTTATCAGAAAGTCAGATGAGAAATTCGCGTTTTATCAGTTTTCTGTGCAGGGGCATCGGTGGGAGACTGCTGGTGTCTTTGTTTTTTTAGTGTCACTATATGGAAGTAAATATAGATTGGAATAAATTTGATAGTACTCTTTATCGGCCATTAGTCGAAATGCCAATACCAGATTTTAATCCTGGTACTTTAGCATATGATGATTTTTGGGATGAACAGGATAATCGCTGTCTTAATGGATATAAGCCTTCGAGGTTTATGCCATCGATATCCAATGAGCATTACTTCTATTTGAACATGTGTAAAATTGAGCTTCTTAAAAAAGGAGCTACAAGAAAGTCCTATGATTACCCATTTTATCGGGAGTTAGATCGTAGGCTTTTTGATGAAATAAAAGGAGCTAAAAGACACAAGCATGGTCTTATTGTTGGAAAGCCTCGTAGGGTAGGATTGTCTTGGGTAGGTGCTACAACATCAACCTATGAGTTGTTATTTTACAAAAACGGTAAGATTGGTGTAGCAGCTGGGCAAGATGATAAAGCTCAAGATTTCTATGAGAAAGTAAAAGCGCTTCTAGATAATGTACGTCCAGAGTATGCTTCAGGTATCATTACTAAAAATAGTGAGGAAATAAAACTAGGATATAAGTACATTGATAACAAGCAACCAAAGGAAGGTGGTTTGCTATCTCAAATGTTTATGAAAACGATGTATGCCAAGCCAACAGGGTTTGAGGGTAAATCGTTAGCATTAGTAATTTTTGAAGAGGCTGGTTTATTCGCGGATATAGTAGCAGCTTTCAAATCTACCGAACCTTGTTTCAAAGATGGTTCAAATCAGTTTGGAACTCCAATCGTTTATGGTACCGGTGGTGATATCGAGAAAGGATCTAAAGGTTACAAGAAAATGTGGTACGCTGATAAGGATGTGTACAATCTTAAAAAAGTATTTATTTCTGCGACTGACTTTTACCCTGGTGATGGTATTCCAGATAAAGAAACTAAGAAAACAATTTCATTCTTTGATTTCAGAACAGGACGTACCAATCATAAAGCTGCAAGAATACATATTGAGGCAGAGCGTGAAGCAAAAAAGAATTCAGAAGGCTTCGTAAAACATATTCAGTCATACCCACTTAAAGAGTCTGAAATCTTTATTAAAAACTCAGGAGGTTTATTAAACCGTCAGAAGTTAAATGCGCAACGTAACAATTTAGAAAACTGTCCTTACCTAATTCAAACAGGTAGATTAGAGTGGACCACTAAAGACCCAACAACACTTAGGCTTATTGCTCGAGCAAAAAACATAAAGGAAGAAGATAAAATTCATTTCCAAAGAGGTTCTAAGATTAAATTTATTGAAGATGAAGAACTTGGTACTATTAAAAAACTTCTGGACCCAGTTGATCAGAAAAAGGTTGCGTACAATCCTGATATTATCGGTTGTGATAGTTATGATGATGAGGTTGCAGAAGGTACTGGTTCATTAGGAGCTACTATCGTATATCGTTGTTTTCATGGGGTTACTCATCCTTACAATATGCCTATCGCGTATGTAATGGATAGGGGTACTTCTGATAATGATGATGAATTCTATTCTAACACATTAAGACTTGCTATCTATTATGATTCAGAGGTATTGTTAGAATGGACTAAGATTTTAATTAAAACTCATTTCGAAGATGTCGGAGCTTTACAGCATTTAAAAGGTCGGCCGGACTTAAGTGGTGAGGGCTATAATTCAAAAGCAGTAAACCAGTATGGATTTAAAATGTCTAACCAACATGCTTTTAAAATAATTGTAAGATTACTAAAGAAAGAGGTTAATGAGAATTTCAACAACATATGGTTTGAAGAAATACTAGACCACTTGATTGATTTTGGTGATGCCAATGCCGATTTAGCTTCAGCTTACGGAATGGTTCTTATTTCTAGACTTGATAGTTTTGGAGATTTAACCGATGGTATTGATGAAGATACTCAGTATGAAGGTGATATTTTAGATAACATGGGGCATTGGGTTATTGAAGATGGTATTCGTATCTTTAAGACCTACGCTGAAACTCAGGACTATGATGATGGGTTTGATCAAGAGAAGATTAATGTATGGAATCCAGAGTACGACCTCAGCGGAGAAGATAAGAAAAGCTACGAACAGGCTAAAGTAAGTTCTATAAATAAGATTAAAAAAGAACGTGAAGATATCCTTAAAAAGTACGGAAATGACCCAATGGCTTTTGTACTTGAACAGCATCACAATAAATTGAATGAAAATTAATACCTTTATAAAAAATATATTATGAGTGTTTTAGGAATTCCAGACCAGACGATACCAGAATCGTTAAAGGACAAGCAGTGGCATGTAAACCACAATCTTGCTCACTCTGCTTTTACATTAAGCACTAATTACGACGACCAAAGAAAATATATTTTAAAGATGTTTCGCGGTTATAATGCCGAACTTGGCCCTGCAGAAACTAAATTAGCACAAGCAATTACTTGTCCAAATGGATATGATTTAGGTATTGAGTATATAGTTTACCCTCTTATTCAATCAAAAATAGAACAAGCGATCGGTGATTTTATTCGTAGACCTATAAAAAGTAGAGCCTACGCAATGGACAAATCTTCTAAGAATGCTAAGTTTCAGAAGAAACTTGAAATGCTCGGTGAAGAAATTATGAGAGACATAGCCGAACAGTTAAATCCTGATTTGGGTTATACTCCGGAAACTCCATTAAAAGATTTAGATCTTCCTGAAGATGTAGAAGAATTCTTTTCACAAGACTTCAAATCTGTAGCTGAAACAGTAGCTAACGATTTAATAGATTTATTCTTAGATGTACGTGGAGAAAAGAAAAAACTTAAAGGTATGTTTAGAAATTACCTTATTTCTGATAGAGGACACGCTGTATTAGATAAAGCTAAAGGACATACGACAATGTACGGCACACATCCTTTAGATTGTGACTATGATTTAGATCCTTATAAAGTTGTTCAAGACGACCATGAGTTCTTTTATCAAAGTTGGTGGCTTACTCAGAATGAAATTTACAATACATTTCCAGAACTTGACAAAGGGCAAAAAGAGTCTATAAATATCATGTTCACGAATATGACATCTTTAAGCACTAGCTCTCATGACTCGGAGCAACTATCATCTTCAATGAAATATGATGGTTGGTATAAGACTGACAACAAAGTGAATCGCATTCGTTTAAGTAAATGTATGTGGAAGTCTCAAAAGACAGTTAACATTAAGGTTAATGAAAATAAGGAAGGTCAGAAATTTCATAAAAAATTAAAAGAAGGAGATAGAATTAGAAAAACTGATACTATCAAAAAATACATTGGTGAAGTTCCTAGACATTGTATTATGTTGGGCCCAGAGATTGTATTAGAGTGGGGGGTAATGGAACAGAGACTATCAAGGAAAGATGCTCCTTGGTCATGTACACTGCCTGTTATTTCTATTGTAAGAGATAATGACAGTGGTACATCTCAAGTTAAATCAATGGCTTCTAAATTATATCAGCTTCAAGAACTAGCTTCGGAAACGTTATTTGAAATTCGTCTTGCTCTTAAGAAAGTTGGTAATTCAAAAGTTCTTTTATACGATACTGCCCAAACACCAAAAGCATTTACTAAAGGTGGTTATGAAAATGGTCTTAACAGAGTAATGCACCATGTTAAGAAGGATCAGTTTCTTATGTTTAATTCTAAAGACAAAGGAGCAAAACAAAACTTCAATCAATTCACAAGTTTAGACCTCAGTCAAAAAGGAGTTATTCAAGATTTATTTAATGGTCTTGCTATTATAGAAGACTTAGCTGCTAAGTTCACTGGGTTTACACCAGAGAGGGAAGGTAACATTGGTCAATACCAAACAGCGACAGGAACCGACAAAGCTATTAGAGCTTCGGCTGCGCGTACTGAAGTGTTCTATACACCATTCGATGAGTTTGTCCAGGCTATTTTAAGCAAGGCTATCATGAAAATGAAATTTGATTATGAAGAAGGTGAAGTGTTGCAGTATGTAGTTGGAGAGTTTAAAACAAAATTCTTAAAATTATTTAAAGAGTTTTTCCTTGCTGACATGGGTATATATCTAGGTGATGCAAGAAAAGACCAAGAAATGAGCGATATCATAGATAGAGCTGCTGAGGTTGCATTAGGTAATAGCTCGGCGCCAGAAATGGCTTTAGGTCTTATTGAAGTATTTGAGGGAGATAGCGCAAATGAAAAGAAAGCTGTTTTCCAAAGAATGGTTAATTCTATGGCTAAACTTAGAGAGGAACAAGCTAAGGCAGATGCAGAACAAGCACAAGCTGCTATGGAAGCAGAAGCCAAAAGCAAGGAAGATGATAGAACTCTTACTAGGGATGGTTATCAAAAAGACAAAGATGTGGCATACATTTATAAAGATGGTAAAGCGCAAGATGGTCTTCAGAAAAATCAATCTCAAGAACGTCAAACAGCAGCAAAGCTTGATGTTGATTTAGAAAAATCTAGAGAGCAGAGTAGGCAAAAAGAATCAGTAAAATAATTTTTTATAAATTTGTTAAAACTAAACTATGAATAAGCAAGGCACAGAAAACCTAGATTTCCAAGAAGACATGTTTCCCAAAAGCGATGCAAATGAGTTATTTGAATTTGACCAAGACGACTTGGACGATAAAGATGATACTTTTGATCCAGAAGATTACGATGGTGTAGTTTTAGATAAAGACCCATTGTTAGTTGCTGCTGAAGAAGCTAAAGAAAATGAAGAAGAAGAGGAAGAGCAAACTGGGTTAAACTTTGAAGATAAAGGAGAAGAAGATAAAGGAGGAGACTTTGATATTGAAGCTTTGAATAAAAAAATGGATACTAACTTCGAGAATGAAGCTGAGTTTAAATCATTTTTAGATGGAAAAAAAGAAGAAGAAGAAAAAGAAACTAATGAGAAAATTCTAGAAGATGCTGAACTTACCCTTGACTTTTATGAGCCTTTATTAAAGTTAGAGGACGAAGCTCTTATGACTAAGCAGTTTGAAATGATTGCTATCAACAATAAGCAAAATCTGAATGACGAAGATGTAAAAATTGATATTGAAGAGCAAGTTCAAGATTTAATAGATTCAAGAACACTAAGCCTTCAAGCTGCTAAATTAAGAGGTGAGATAGAAAACTTAAAAGTAAATCCAGCTATAGAGGCAAAGCGTGGGGTTGTCTCTCAACGTGAAGCTGCTGCGGCGGTATTAGAAAAAACAGAAAAAGAAGAATTACAAAATGTATTTGCCAAGATATCTAAACAACAAAGTTTTTTTGGGGTTAATCTTGACAACAAAAAAATAGTCGATACGTACAAGGATGTACAGTCGGGTAAGTTTATCGATGAGTTGAAAGCCGATAAAGAAGCTTTAGCTGAGCTCGCCCTGTTCCGAATATACAAAGAGGAAATCTTTAAATCTTCGACAGGGATGAAGTATGAGGATGGTATTAAGGCCATGTTGGACGAATTCAAAAACAACAAGGATTCTAAGCCAATTCCCGGAACTAGTAGTAGACGAAGTTCCCCAGCAAGCAGCGCTTCAACACAAGATGGACTAATTGCAGATGTGCTTTATAACGCACCTGTGAAAAGAGAAGAGTAAACATGAACAATGTTCTAGTTATTTTTCAAAATTATGTATCCTTTTGCAAAGTGGCCAAGGGCAATTAAGTAGGAGGTTTTTAAAACAAATTATTAATTTTAAAAATCTATTTTAACATGGGAGTTTTATTAAGAGGGAGCCAAGAAAGGTTTAATCCCCAAATTCACACAGAAGCAAATTCATTAACAACGTTGATGAAGAAAGACTTCGCAGTCAAAAGAAAGACTTTTGACTTATTTACAAAATACAACAAGTTTCAATCTTGGATGTATTACTCTGGTCGTGTAAACCAAGGTATCAAAAAAGGAAAGCTTAAGGCTGCCTCTAATGATATCAATGACAATGCATATCGTGTTAATTACGAAGGTATGGACATCTTACCTGCATATTCATTTGGTCAAGCACAAATAGGTACTCTTTTTGATGCCGCCAATCCAAACCCTGATATGACGGGTAATGGATTTACAAATACTGGAACTGTCAATGCTGGTTTTACCAATGTTGCAACAGACACGTTAATTTCATTTTCGGTAACTCACGATCCGACTTCTGAAATTTATGGTGACAAATTCAATCCTAACGACAAAATTGTTTTAGACAATGGTTTAGGTGTGAACGTTATCATAGTTTCACCAGGTCGTAGAGCTTCTACAAATGACCATTATGTGTATGATGGAAAAACCATTGGACCTGCTGCTTTGTTTAGCACAAGTCATTTGGCTGATGGGAATGTTCTTACTGAAGCTGGTTCTGCTTTCGGAGAAGGTTCATTGAAAGGTTCACAAAGAACCAACCGTAACAAGTGGAGAATTAACTATTCTTTTATTACTCGTTACAGTTTGACAATGACTGGTTCTGCTAAAAAGCAAAAAATCGCTTACATCTATAACTCTGACAAGAGAGATAGTAAGATGTGGGAATTTGATGAGGTTCTTCGTGGGGAAAGCGTTTTCCGTATGATGAATGAATTAGCGTTACGTTATTCACGTATCTCTATGGATCCATCAACTCACGCATGGTTTGAAAACTATGGAACAAATGCACTTACTGTAAGTGGGTTCCAAGCTGAGTCAGGTATCGAAGCTCCGGTTATCGGTAATGGTTGGATTCCAGAAATCGAAGATAATGCGACTTTCGATTACAATCCAAACAACGGTTTATCGCATACGATTATTGAAGCGATTACTAATGTACTTGCAACTCGTTCTCCAAAAGGGAATAGAGGTAATGTATTCTTAGGAGTTACTGACCGTATCGGTTGTACTGCTTTTGATTATGGAATGAAGCAATTGATGCAGTTTGATTTGAACACTGCAACTTCGGGGGCTTCAAACATTGTTTACAATGTTGCTTCTGGAGAGAAAATGACTCTTGGATTCGAAGTTACTATTTACAAGTATCTTGGTAACGAATTCGTAATCATTGAAGACGAGTTATTAAACCACCCGGGATTATTCCCAGTGAATGGTGGATTGGTAGGAACAGGTCACATTTATATTCTGAACGCAACAGATATCGATGGTGTACCGAATTTTGAGGTGCTTTCTCGTTCAGGTCGTAATATGATCAGAAAGAACGTAGATGGAATGCATTCTTTTGATCCAAGTTCTGACCAAGGTAATACAGCTGCAAGTGGATTTGACGGATGTCAAACACACATGCTTTCTGAGTTAATGGCTGTTCTTTATGATGTTCGCTCATGCGGAATTCTTAAAGCTACAACTCCTTTTACAGGAGGTGCTTTAACTGGAACTGCTATTGCAGATGCGGGAGCGAATACGTTCACGTTCTAGTAGTATTGAGTATTAACATTACCCCCTTCTCACGAGGGGGGTTTTTAAACTATAAATAATGAATGCACAGAAAAATGTAGTAAAGTTAGACAGACCAGAACAGTTAATGACCGAAGAGGCTATTAATGGAACTTGGAAACTAGTTTACAAAACAACAAACAATCTTGGAGTCGCTGGATTTTCAGGAAGATTTTTATCTTCTTATCCAGATGCGATAACAGGTCAAGACCGACATCTTGAAAATAGAAACGGTCAATTCGTTCCTGGTTATTTTATTCAAAAAATAGTCACAATGTTGCATCCCACAACTAACAGGGAGCATCGTAAAGTCATTGACTGGCTTGTTGGCCACCCTGAAGTTGGTGTAGAAGTATCTCAAACAAAATTATCTGCAAGATACATTGAGGACAAAAGAAGTAATCCAAGAATTAAATTAGTTAATTTGGATTTCGAAGAAATAGAAGATTTAGAACAAGAAGATTTTATCGATAAGCTTATTGGTCTTTTATCATTAGATACTGGAGCAAAATCTGTTGGATTAAAAAAGCTTCGTTACGTGTTAGCCCAGCTTAACATGACTTATCGAGAAGCTAAGTATTTAACTCAACCGGTTATTGAAAAGCAAAAGCTAAGAAAGACTCTTAAAACATTTGTTAGATCTTCACTTGCTAATGCTCAAAAGGTTGAATTGATTTTAGATAACCTTGATGCAGCACAGTTTGAATTTGAATTAAAGGAAATGCTTCGCGTGGGAGTTTTAGATATCAGTAATGGTATGTATCTTTACCTTGGTAATCCTTTAGGAATGTCTAAAGAGAGTGTTAGAGATTATTTCGGTAACAATCCAGACTTAAAAGTAGAGCTTACTGAAAAGCTTTACAATGAGTTGAAAAAAGAGTAAATAATTTAAAAGGACTGATAATGGCAAGTATTATATATACTGTATCTGAAGTAAAGAATAAAATCAATCAGTTCGCTGACAAACTAGGCTCTGATTATTTTACATTGCCAGTCCTTTTAAATAAATTTGAAACCTCAGCTTGGGATTTCATAGGAGAGAAGTTAAAGTTAATTGAAACAACTCAAACTATAACAGACGATATAAGACCCTTAATAGTTACTAGGAATCTTGCTGTCTTAGATGAGTCGGTAGTAGATGCAGTTCCTACCGGTGTTATTATTAAACCAAGATATTTATCTGCTGAGCCGTCAGACTACCACAGGACAGTTGCTTATGATGTTTATTATAATGATGGAACAAAAGCTCTTAGAGCAGATAAGATTGCGCAATCAGAATACAGAGTAGCGCTTAGAAACCCAAATAAATCTGCTAATAAGCAATACCCTCTTATACTTCAAGAGGCAAGTCAATTTCAAATAGACTGCGGCGAAGCTGTTGCTAGTACGTTTAGATTGACATATTGTAAAAAACCAACCTTCGGAACAACTAGTACTCCAGATGGAAGAATAATAAACTTGCCAGATGATGCTATTGAAAAAATACTACTTGATGTTGTAACCTCTTTATTTGTCAATACAGGTGACGAGAGAAGTAAATCAAGTTATGAAGTAGAAGAATCTTTTAGAAAAATATTTAGATAATGCAGACCGAACTACACATAATCAATACAATTTGGGATACTGTAAGAGCTGGCTTAAAAAACCAAGACGATCCTATCAATGAAAGATTAATGCGTGCTTATCTAGCTTCTCATAGAGGTAGAATATTAAATGAGCATTATGTAAATGCTAGGCAATTGCCAGATGAGGTTTTTCAGAACTTTGGTGCCGTAGGTCCAAATCAAGGAGATGTAACATTCTCATTAACAAGAAACCAATGGATTGCCACTAGCGCAATACCTACGGTAATTAGATTTAAAGAAAATTTTGGCTTCATGGCTGAAAAAGAACATTATATAGTTTCTTTCTTAAATTCTGAAGAATTTAGAAATAACAAGTATGACCGTTATGGTAAATTTCATCCATCTATACAATACATTGGAAGAGAAATGATTTTATATACAGGCATACAGCAAACTGGAAATCCACTAGGAGATCTACCTTCTGTTTTAAACAATGCTGTTGCTGCCATAGCAACAGAGGCTTTGGGTAATAAAATAACAATTAAAATGAGAGGTGTGTTAGTCAATCCAGATGATGATGCTCTTTATGACTTCAATACTTCGGCTTATCCATTTCCTAATGAACTTTTAGACAAATTAATTAATTCAGTAACGGCTAGAGATTTCAATGTTTTTTTAAGAACAAAATCTGATGAGGTAGGTGACGGTCGTGATAACCCTGGTCAATATCAAAATGGAAAAGAGCTCGACTAATAAGGTTTTAAACATAAAAGATTTTCACAAAACTTTTGAGAAAAGAAAGTTGAAATACCCTCCGGGGTATTTTGCTGTTAGTAAGAAAACCAAATTAAAAAGAAAAACCTTAGTACCGTTTACCTTATTTAAAACAATCATTAAGCAGTATTTGAAATTTTATTTTTTTGATTTCTACAGTAGTAAGTTTCCAATTTATTTCCCTCTTGGTGGTTGGATGAAAAAAGTTCTTTTTAGACCATTTATTAATTTACAAAAAAGAGGAAACCAAGATGCTCAGGTCGTTCGTTCAGATGGTTCAATAGGTTGGTTTTGGTACCTTCGTCCGTCAAGACATGTATTTTATATGGTAGATATACACAAGCTAACTGGAAGTACCAATCAAATACCGCTTATGGAAGCTTCTTGGCTTGCTGCAAATGATAAAGATATATTACCTATCTTTACCAATGAAACGCGGAAATTTCGTCATAAAAATATGTTTTTTATATGTACTCTAACTTAGTACCATTCGAAACCATTGTCGAGCGCGTTAAAGATAGCACCGGTATAACTAACCTTCGCAATCATTATCCAAAACTTCGACGAATGATATTCCAAGTCGAAAAAGATTTAGGATATGGTGGAACCGCAATACTCAAAAGAATTACTTACAAAGTCCTTAACGACAGTATTAAAACTGATGCGCCTTTAGGGAATACTATTATCGTAGACGATACGCTAGGAACAACTCAATATAGAGCCAAGCTACCCGTAGATATTCTTTATCTTGAAGAAGTCGGTATGTGTAATGAAGGGCTTTGTCCAGGAGACTATACGGTACAAGGTAATTATATTTTCATATGTAAACCTATTGAAGAGTTTAGCCTTATTTATTGGACTTTAATTCTAGACAATGAGGGTAATCCTGTAACTACAGAGAATCATACTGAAGCAGTTGTTGCTGGATTAACCTATATGCTATATCGTCCTAAGATATGGAATGGAAAAGAAGGCTCTTTAAATGTTTACAGAGAGTTTGAAAGGTTTTATCACGATAGGCTTGCCGAGGCAAGAGGTGACGACATGTGGCCGTCTACAGAATTAGAGTGGAATAAGATAGCTGATTTGTGGAAAATGAGTTATAGAGATATATTGATTTACAGTGATGATAGGGGAAAATGTTTCTGTTCTATTCCAGAACACATAAATCCTTCTATACCATCAACAGTCGTTGATGTTGATGTTTATTATTGGCAATATGATGAATTGTTTTCAGATATTTCAAACGCGCCATCAATAGATCAAGCGTTTCTAAACAATCAATCTCAAGTACCAATAGCTAATCTTGAACTAGGTCAAATAATTCCATACGTAAACGTAGGGCGAGTAGCTTTTGGAATTACAAACGTTGCAGAAGATGTATATAGAATCATGGATTCTTTAGGAGCTGATATTACAGATGTTGTATTTGATAAATATTACAATCCTACTTTAGAGTTACAGATTTATATATCTAAAGTTCATTATATTGAAGGTGAAATCTATTATAAATTTATCTAAGAATTATGCCATTTATAGACTTAACAACTGGAATACGGCCGATAACACAAACTCCGTTAAATCCAAAAGAACATTTTCAAACACTTCAAGAAATACAAGACCTTAGTGGAACTGAAAGTTCTGATTTTTATACCTTCTATGAAGGTATGATCGCTTATGTTGCTAATAATGAATATGCATATATTTGGAGAGAAAGAAAAGTGTCAGAGACAGGAATTTCTGTTATGGCTCAAGATTATACTTATCCTAGTACACCTATTGTTGATGGTATAGATTATAGTGGTAGATCGTTTAATTTCTTTGTTTATAGTGTAAAATCTTTTGTAGACTTACATGATGTTTTAGATAGTACATATTATGGCAAAGAGGGCTACGCCCCTATAGTAACTGCAAATCCTCTTTTAGAAGGTGATTATTATCTTCAACTTAAAAAAGCATTAACCCTAGCTGATATTTACAGAGCTAATGCACCTATTGATTTTGGAGTATCTTGGGTTTCTGGATTTGTATATGACGTCTTTTGTTCTAAGTATATTATAAATCAGTTAGATTACAATTTATTTGCATCAAAAAGAATCACACTTACTAATGGAGACGTTACATTTAATAGAATTGACCTCATTATACTTCGATTAGATTTAAACCTGAGTAATCCTATAATTACAGTTCGTGAAGGAGACCCGTCTGGAGATCCTGTTGAGCCAACTATAGATTTAACCAGGGAAGTTATTCTTTCAAGAAGAACCGTACTAGCTAATGCTGTTGTAGACCCAACAGCAACTATTGACCTTGTTTTTGATGAAAATATTGAATGGACAGGAACAAGTTCAGCTGGAATAAACTTTAATGACGTTTCAATAGCTCCATTTACTGGAACTAAAAGCGTAAATATACCCGAAACATTAGCAAATACTTTTCCTAGAACAATATTTTGGGATAGAGGTTCACTAACTACTTATGTTAGAGAAAACAATTTTATATTTAGTATTATAAATAATGTTACTAGTTTCAGAGATACAGTATTTGAGTTTAAACTTACTAACAGTGTTAGTGGGGCTAATTTCATTAAAACTGTATCTTTATTTGAAATGCAGAGTTATGGTTTTATTATCCAAAGCACAGACTGGCATGTAATCAATATACCACTTTCATTATTTGTTGTTGATAATTCAGGAGAAACACAATACGATGGAATTTCTATATCCTTTACAAACAACAATGATATTAATATTGATAGAGTAAACATACAAGGTGGCGTACCTGTAGTTACATCTCCGGATATCTTTGTAAAAGAAGTTTTACCTGGTAGTGGAATATCTATTGATTCAACAGATCCAGAAAGACCTATTGTTTCTGTAATAGAACCTCTTGAAAGAAAAACAAATGACTCTTTTACTGGAGATAGATTAAAGCCAGTCAAAACAGACTTACATGGGTTTATGGTTGAAAAAGACACTAATGGATATGTTGGGTATGATGTTGCAAATGGAAATGAAGGAGCTTCTGCTATAGCAGGATTTAAAGCTAGGTTAAGTAGCCCAGAGCTTTACGCAACTCCTTATATTGGAATGTTTGTATTTTCAAAAACTAATGCTCAAGCAAATCTAAGAGAGAAAACTACTGTTCAATCTTATGGAGATAGATTCGATACTGTTGGTCAAAATGGAGATTATAAAATTTTGATTGGAAACTCATTAGGTGATCTTAATATATTTAATGAGGCATTTCAAGTTCAAGGAGTTACAGGTACCATAACAGCAGATATGATGACTACAGCTGTTTTAAACGCAGCTTCAGGAAAAGAACTTACAACTGTTGAGTGGATTCTCTCTAAGTTGTTGCCAATGACTTTTAGTAATCAAATTATTTGTAATCAAGCAAATATAGCAACTACACTAGGTGCTACAATAGACTCTACGAAGGAATATTTTCTTGATGGTGTAATAGATTTGGGAGCAGTATCAATAGAAGTTCCTGCTGGAGGGATGAATATTAAAGGATATGATTTTAATATAAGTGGACTAACATCTTCAGAAGCAGCTTATACTATGTTTACAAGTCCTATCGGAGGTTCTGGTGATATTCTTTGGAAAGATTTTAAAATAGAAGTTACTGGTGCAGGCTCACAGGTTTTAGATATTGTAAGTGATACTGGGAATGAAGCATTTGAAATAGATAGAATAAATTTTAATAATTGTACTTCATTAGGTGAAATTGATAACTACAGACAAGGGTTAGAAACAGGAACAGGTAGATTTGGTGGTACTCCAAATTTGATTTTATCAGGTGTTTGGTCAGGTGGCTTTTTTATAGATGCTTCAATAGTTAGGGGTTTAACAGACGGAGCTTATGCACTATATGAAGCAGGAACAGGATTTACAATGGCATCAAGGTTTAGGTCTAATCAGAATGTAGACTTAAATGCTACAGTTGCTTTATTAGACTTTGCCCCAGCTAATTTTACAAATCCTAGTACATTGCAATTAGATAAATGTTTAGTAACTCGAAATGGTGTTATAAATGCTGGTGATGCAACATTAATCCCTAATATATCACAAACTAATCTTGAAAGTATATGGCAAGGTAATGTAGGAATACAAAACACTTTTGTAGGAGGTAGTCTAAGCTTAACAGTAGAAGTGGAAAGCGTCATAACTACTCCAGGAGTATTTGTAGATTTACTTGGAACTTTTGTAGATTCAGATTTACAACATTTTGATGTTCCCTTAAATGGACAACTTAGACACTTAGGGAATTCACCAAGAGAGTTTAAGGTTATATTTGAAGGAATATTAGTTTCTACTTCTGGAGATGAATTAGATTTAAAAGTAGTTGTATGGGATGATTCAGCAAGCGGATTTGTAGATTATAAAATTACAAGAAGAGTGGTTAATAATTTGCAAGGCGGTAGAGATGTGGCTTTTTATACGATAATAACAAATATCATTTTAGATAAAAATGACTATGTTAAGCTACAAGTAGCAAACGTAGCAGCCACTAATAATATAACTGCTGAATTAAATTCAGATATTACAGTAGAAGAAAGATAATAGTGATCAAATCAATATAACAATATAATGGCAATTACTCATTTCGAAATATTAGAGTTACCAGATGAAAACATTGTTATCAGTGAAATTTCAGCAACTCCTTTGTTGATTGACACTCGTTATCCTATAACAGACCAGAGTAATGTTAATTTTAAAAGAATAGCATTGTTAGATGAATTCTATGTAAAAGCACCTTTTAAATGGAGAGCTATTAACGATGTTTCTGAAACGATTGGATCCGAAACCGTTTCTTACCTAGAATGGAAGTCTATAATCGAAGATAGTCCTGAATCTGTATCAGTTGTTAAAACAGTTTTAAATTCATTTACAGAGAGCCTCCTTGATGCTTTTCCTATAAACGGAACTGTGGAGGTTATCGAGATAGTTTCACTGTCAGGCGTTCCCTCATTAGTTTTTAATGGTTCAAATGTTTATGTTGGACAAATTATAAATGTTCAATATTTATTTTATGCAATCTATACAGTTGGAGCAACTGGAGGTGGACTACCATATTTTAGTATGACTTATAAAGTTGGACAGTTTAATGCAATAGAGCCAGCTATATATACTTACGAGCTTAATGTCGATTCCTTAGCTGAAATTGCAGCTGATGGTGTGGAGTTTGTAACAGAGTATTCAGACACTTTTGATGATGGTGGTATCCCTACGGTTTACCCAGTAAAAAATCAAAGTTTATTTATTGATATTACAAAAGGATCTTCTCTTGGAATATCGAATATTGACGTTGTTATTTTATCTCCGTATCTTGCGTTAAATGTTTGGAATAATATTATTGTAAATATAAATGGCGATGAAACACTATATACAGTTGACGGAACTTTTAACCTCAACGCAAAATTAGATGTCAACGGAAATGCTAAAATTAAAATAAGCAATATAATTGTGGTGGATGCACCAGGAGCAAAGACAGGTCAAATAGACGTGAATCTTATAAGCATAGACGGTAATCCAGCATTAGTTAGTGCAACAAACACAGTTCAATTAATAACAAATCTTTAAATTATGTCACAAGTAGTATCAATCACAAAGCCGGGAGCTACCGTTATAAAAACGTGGAATACCGCTGATCCAACAAAAAAAGAGGTATATGTCTACAATGATGGGGCTCAAATAACATATAATTCCAATAGAGAAGGAACGTTTAATATTGAACCACCTTCTAAATCTAATCCTGTATTATCAATAGCTTTCGCAGACTTAGATAATAATTATGGAACAGCCAATGCTGAAGCTTTCGTAGATTACTGTGCTTCTAATGGTTTTTTTCTTGAGGCCTCGGGAGGTAACGGGGCTAGTACTACTAATGTTCCTGTTAGTTCAATAGGAGTTGAAATTGACTTTAATGATGCTACTAAAACAGAGAAGGCAAAAACAATTATAGCCTTAAATGCTTTACCCTCTACTCCCCTAACTGTGGGTGCTGTAGCAATCTTTGTAACTACTCGAATTGTATTAGCTAATGGAGAAGGTATAGAATTAACAGGGCAACCCGACTATGCTATTGTAAGAACTCTTTATACTCTAACAAAACCGTATGTAAATATAGGTTCTGGAACAGTATTAACCGAAGTAGATGTCCAATATTTTAATACGATTGACTCTCGTAATGTTGCACCCACTGAGTTTGATCTTGGAGATATAGGAGCAGCAGATGTCTGGGATTTTGTTACTGCCAATGGTCCTTACAGTACTCCTAATAGTGCAACAGTTATTTTCAGAGCTATTCAAAATGGTACTGAAACTCTTTGGTTGTACTTAGGTCAAGGAGAGGAGATAGGTACAGGATTTGCAACAGTATTTACGACAGACTTTAGAATTTTTCCTGCGGGAGATTCTACAGACCCCGAAGTTCCTGCTTACACAAATCAGCTTATCAATAATGGTGATGACGGTATAAATCCTTTTATAGATACAACAAGTTTACAAGCTCCTTATTTAGAAGAGGTTAGGCAAGTTAGTACTTTACCATCAAATCCCACGTACTTCATTTTAAAAGGTTCTTATTTTACCGAAAATATGACTGTCGTTATTGAGGGAAATACTATTACAAGTACTTTATTTATAGACGATAATACATTTAGGGTTAATTTGACAACTATAGCTACTGAAGGTAGTTATGACCTTACTTTGGATAACAATAATGGAACAGGTGCTATTACTTACGTAGATAAGATTCAAATTGTAAGCGGAACATTATATATCCCTTCTAGTGGTGAATGGATTGACCTTACAAGGTTAGATGTTTCGCAAGAAGGGGCAGCAAAAATTACTGTTTTTCAACAAAATGGAATAGGAATTTGGACACAAGAACTTGACTATACTAAAGATTGGCTTTTTGAATGGAAAATGCAGGAGACTCCACTTGGAGATGCTGGTGCTTCAGGAAATGGCGATTACATTTCAGACCTACAGTTAATTAATGGTGCTGGAAGTCAAGTCTATGGGGCTGAATTTCGTCCAAATCCGACCTCTGTTTTAAGTGTTTATTACGTTAATGGTGTACAATCGGATTTTGCTGCTTTAGATTATGCAGATTTTTTCAATACTACTTTTACTTTTAAGTATGTAGGTGGATTGATGACAGTATTGTGGGATGGGGTTTTAAAGGATACCTTAACCCCCATTACTCTTACAGAAAATCTAAGGCTTAAAATTATAAGTCCTGTTATGGACACTGTAAATATTAAATATATTGATTTGTCAACAGCAGGAGCCGACAAAGATGTTCGAGACAAAACGTCTACATTAAACAATGTTGGTGAAGATGGTATAAATCCTTTTGTGACAAGTGTGAGCCTTGCAAACACATTATTTGTTGATGAAGCAAATGGAAATGATGCAACTGCAGAACCAAATTCAGTGACTTTTCCATATGAAACAATTGATTCAGCAATTTCAGCAATTCCAACAGGAACAAAATTTTGGACAGTCGAACTTTTAACAAGTGGAACATATCCAATAAACGCAATTATTCCTGCAAATAAAAACATCAGATTTTTCACAAAGGAAACTGCAACAATTTCATTTGATGGAAGTCCAATTGTTGGTGACTTATATGAACCAATTGTTCAATCAAACACCTTCATGATGTTTGACCTTCCAAATGGAACTTTAAGAATGTCAACACCAAATGTTGCAGAAATTTACATGGTTCGTTCTGATTGGACTTTCAGCGTCAAAACAATGTTTATTGGTTCAAACACAAGACTTGAACTTCCAAAAGCACTTGACATGAATGTTGAAACATTGTATCTTGAAGGCACTGCACTTTACAGACCTTTTGATGTATTAAGAATTTGCAATTTAACCTTTGGAACAATAATTTCAACAACTGCATCAAAACTTATTGAATCAGACACAACGGGATTAGGTGTAAAAATAAAAATAGGAAAGATTGAAGCTGCAAATTCATTTCAAATTACTTATATAGCAAATAATATTGAAATTGAATTAGGAGATGTCACTGTTGGTGCTAAAAGTTTACTAGTCAGGAGTTCAAGTACTAATTGTTTTGTAAAATTTAAAGATTCTATTATTGACGGAATTGTTGAATTTAACGGAACAAATTGGAATTTTGAAGGAAACGCCACTTTCATAAATACATCAGGAAGTTGGGTTTTTTCAAATCAAGTCAAGTTGATTGATTGTGTGATAAAGGTTTACGGTGCAGTCAAAGGAGTTTTAAGAGGAAACTCAAACTATTACAATGTACTGACAAATACATATATTTATCAAGACAATGCAAGCGGTTTTCTGATTTATGATGGTGGTGGTGGAACTACAATCAATTACACAGGCGTTATTTTGGCAACTGTTGGTCATTGTTCATATCAGGCAAAAACACCAAACAGTCCTTTGATGTCAAGTATTATTGTTGACATTAACAATATTATTGTCAGTTTATATGGTGAATTTTCCACAAATGCGGAAATGATAAACGAAAAAAAGGCAACTATGGTTGTCACAAAATACCTTTACAATTACAAAGGAACCCAATTAAATGTAAAAGATGGAAGTGGAATTTCACAATTCATTGGTGATGAAATTCTTTTTGATGGTTTCACTTTCGACGCCCCAAACAATAAAGTACTAGCGAAGCTTTTAGTCGATTATTTTGGGATACTTGGAGAACTAGAGATAGGTTTTAACGCCTTTGACAACGATAACAATTCAAGGGGCGACCGCTTAACTATTAAGGGGGTAACAATGGGCGACAGCGTGTCCGCAAACGTCCCGATAACTCAATATGAGATATACGCAATGTCTAACAGGCTACAGGCGGGCTACTATTCCGAACTATATACCGCTATTTATAATAACGGGGCAAAAGTTAACGCTTTGCTAGTTGCAGCGGCTGGGGTACATTCCTATTTGGGGTTTACTTCGGATAGGTTCCAAAGTACGGGCGGCTTTTACAGCAAAGCAGAAAGCAAATTAGTAGTTATAGCGGTTTTAAGACACGAAGACGAAAATAACGGACACGACTTTTTGCTTCAAGCCTTATCTGGCGTAGACACAAACGAAAAAATTATACGGTTTAGAAATAGGGGGTCATACTCAGGTAGAACGGCGAAAACTATTTTTACTATACAAAACAGAAAAGACCTTCCCTCCTCCGAAGACGAAGTCCTAATAATGACAACTTCGGACGCCAACGGCGCAAAAGCAGAATTTCCCGGTATTGTGAAAATGGGAAAACTAGACCTTACCGGCCTAGGTTCGTACGCCGACGACGCGGCCGCAAATACTGGCGGGGTAGCGGTAGGCTTCGGCTATATAAATAGTTCCACGGGCGCCGTTCATAGAAGATTAACGTAAATTAAATAACAAATATTAAAATGAGCAAAATCATAACAAAAGTAAATGCATACACGACTAGGGATGGAAAGGCTTGTCTAGTTCAAGTAGCAATTGACAGCTTTGACGAGATAAAAGGAAAAAACGGGTTCAATGCTATTGTAACAGATACAGCAGTTAAATACATAGAAACAGAAGTGGTTGACCCTGACAATCCAGAAGAAACGATTTTAATAGATGTTTTGACAGTTGTTGAAAAACTTGTTAGTAGAGCAGTGTTTTATTCTTACGAAATGATTGATGGGCTATTTGTTGCAATTGGAGACCCAATAGAAATAGGTGAAAGTTTTAGTTCACAATTAAGTATTTTGCAAGGAAGAGCGATGTTAATTGTAACGCAAGGAGAGCCAATATACGGAACAACGGCTCAGGATTGGGAGATATTGGTTTAATTGGGATTTATTTTAGCCTTCATATCATATATTTTATTCTCAATAATGTGGATTATAAATTTCCCTATCGTTTTGATTCAACACGTCAAAGCGAAAGGGTTCTTTATAGTTACTAATGAGTACTGGAAGCAACACGCTATCGCAGTTGACGTCTTTGGGAACTATGCTTACAGAGCAACTTGGAATCTACTTTTTAGGAAAGAAGGCGGTTATCTTTTTGGAGACAAAAGAGAAACTATTTCCAGCGCTTTAGGTAAAAACCAAAGGGACGGAACACTAACTAAAATAGGCTCTGGGATGTGTTTGTTTTTGGATATATTAGATAAGGATCATTGTTTAAAATCAATAAATGATTTTAATAACGTGTGAGTAGCAAGCGAGCACATAATAATAAAATATGATATTAACCTTAATGTGGCAATTAGAGCCGATGCCACCAGCAAGCGAGGGAACAGCTCAATTATATGTTTGGATTATATACTCTTTAATAGTTTTTATTTTAGGATTATTGGCTTACGTTAAAGTAGAGCATAAATTATTAAAGACAGAATTAAAGGATGAGAGAGATTATTCAAGGTTACAGGGAGAAAAGAATATAGCTTTAATTGAAAACGTAAATATAACTTTGACACAATTAGTTAAGATTATAGATAAAAATTCTGACAAGATTGACAAGTTAAAAGAATGAAACACAAAAAGGAATTATCAAAAAAAAGGGCAGGGTTTCGGCTCAATATGATGGCAGGGTTTCGGGAGATCCCCCAAGTTAGCATTCCTGTAATACCGAAAAAAAGAACCAAGTTTCCGGGTACAAAAGACGATTATTGGTATGAACTAGATATTACAGGAAATGATAACGTAACAGCTTGTGTTTATGAGTTTGGTATAGATAGTGTGTTTCCTCCCCACTTTCATTTAGATAGTTGCGAACAGTTTATACCGATAACTAAAGGGGCTATTTGGGAGGTTATAACAGAAGAAAAAGAATGTCTTATTGAGTTTCCAAATAGTTGCCACTTTAAAAAAGGAGAAAAACACGCTATTGTAAATAAAAGTGGTAAGAGGGTAGAATTTATAGTAATGTGGAAACCTAAAATGAATGGTTGGGAAGCTGAATTTTTAAATAAAAAACAATGACAAGAACAGAAATTTTAACTGAAATTAAAAAGTATTTTGGAATACACGAACTTGTAGGTAGTAGAACTTTTAAGAAGTACGGTGATAAAGCGTGGAGGTTCTTTGGAACGAATGCACTACACGCATTGCTTATTGTAAGAGTTAATATAGATAAGCCTATTACAGTAAATAGCGGAAGTAGAGAGCAGAGAGGTCTTAGGACAAATATCCAACCACTTGTAAGAGATAAAGCGGAAAGAAACCAGTTATATATATCAGCGCATATACTTGGAAGGGCGTTCGATTTTGATGTAAAAGAAATGACGGCAAAGGAGGTCAGGGATTGGATTGTAAGTAATTCAGAATTATTCCCATTCAAAATTAGATTAGAGGACGGTGTTTCTTGGGTACATTTAGACGACATCGACGAGGAAAAAAACTCAAAAGTTTATTTATTCAATCCATAAGATATGCCACCACCAGAATTTAACAATAAAATAAATATAAGTATAGGGGCAATAGCTATGTTAATAGTAGCAGCTTTTAGTTTAGGAGGTATCTGGGTTGGTTTAGTTGGGATAAGTAGTAAGATTGATGCTGAAGTAGGAGGATTACGCAATGATATGGACAGAGAAATAAGTCTTTTGCGTGGAGAGGTAATTAAAGAGGACAAATATATTCGTGGAGAAATAACAGATGTTAGAGAGGATGGTGTTACTAGACAAGGATGGATTAATTCTAGAACAGATAGAAAGGTTAAAAATCACGAATTAATATATCATAGAAATGGAAACTAAAAAGACTTTTTTTACAGACTCAAGTGGGAAACTATCTCCTAAGAGAGTAATGGGAACAATCGCTGTTCTTATTGGTCTTGCTATGGGAGTTGCTAAATACTTTATAGAAGAGAAAGGGGATGTTACAGACGTTTTAATACTAGGTATAATTACGGCTGGATTTGCAGCAATGTCAATGGACGTTTTTAAATCAAAACAATAGATGCAAGAGAGAGCGGATAATTCTAAAAAGTATTTGATTATCGGGATAGTGATTTTAGGGTGCCTCTTTCTACTTTCTTTAGGTGGCGGTGGTTTAGGATGGAAAATGCACAAAGACATCGTAGAGCAATGGAAAAGCAGTAATGATAGCTTAATCGTTATAGAAGATACTTTGATCGCGAGAGGCGAAAGAGACAGGCTTAAAAGCGATGATTCTATTCGGAAAATTAGAGAAAGTAAAATAGTTTATATTAATGCAGACTTAAAATGGAAACGAAAATATGAAGCCCTTCAAAAAGATTACGATGTTATTCTTTATAAGCTTTATACTCAACAGTACTTGGATTCACTCGCAAACGACTTTCTATTCCGAAAATAGAGACATTACTTATGAGAAGCTTGGTGAATTCGCTAAATTACTTGAAGCGTATAACTTGCAAAAGAAAGAGGTCATTACGTTAGAAATGCGTATTGATGCTTTAAAAATGATTGAAGCTTCTGATCAATTAATCATTCACCAATTAGAAGTTGTTACAATTCCCATCTTAGAAGGGAATATAAGAAGTTTGGCTAAAAAAGATTCTCTTAATAATGTCAATAATAAATTAGAAATAGGAAGCCTTGAAGGACAAGTTAAGAAACAGAAGTCACAAAAGATATGGTGGGGTCTTAGCGGTTTTATTGGAGGATTAATTACAGCAGCTTTAATGATTATACTTATCTAAAAATAAATTAGTAATTTTGAATAGAATATAAAACACTTTAAAATGGTAAATTTTAACCTAGTCAAAACATTAGAAGGTGGTTACTCTTCAGATTTAACTAATGCGGCTGAGGCTAAAAACACTTACCAAAAAGCAACTAACGGTAGACTCTATTCTAAAGATGGAGTTTTCTCTTTCTCCGGAGGTGTTGGATCAAAACTTATTTATCAAAATACAGAGATAGTTAAATATCTAGGAGTTCATGTTTTCGAAGATGAAATAGTTGTTTTTGCAAAAGTTTTAAAAGGTGGGTCAAAAGAGCCTGTTGTAATAACAGAAGATATCTCAACAATAAATAGTGACTTATTTACTATAACCGTAGATTCTGTTGGAGCTACGGAAATAGATATAGTAGATGAGTTTTCTGTTAATTCAATTGAAGCAACAAGTACTTATAATAAAATAATAAATCCACCATCTGAAACAGAATTCGAAGATAATCTTGTTTGTGATGGAGGTACTGATGATCAAATTGATTTTTCAGAATATTACGGAGTAAACGCTAATGTTCAAAATCCAATTGCATGTTCTATTAATATTGCTGAGGTTCCAGTAAACAATGAAATTTATTGGGATGCTATTTACAGCATGAGATTAAATGACAATTACAACCTTGTTGGAGAATTAAGGTGGATAGGAGCTCAGAATTGGCCTGTAGAAGCAAAAATAACTACTGAAGGAGTTGAGGAAAACAAATTCAGAAAGCCAGTTTATTATACTGATGCTTTTAATGTAAGAAGAGTTGTAAATCTTCATGATGTTAATTTGCCATCAAGAACGTCAGATGAATTTAACCAGGTATTAAACAATGTATTACTTCAACCAGAAGTATTAAACATAGAAGAAGGAGGACAAATAAAATCAATGACTGTTGTTTATAGTTATCGTATTATTTCAGAAAACGGACAGTTAAGTGAATTCTCACCTACTTCAGAAGTACAAAGAATACTTGTTGAAAATACTCCTGTTGAATTTAGAGGGGGTGACTTTTCAGAAGCTACTGATAAAAAAGTTCGAATAAAAGTAAATCTTATAGATCCTGAAGATTCTGCGGAAGTAGAATGTGTTGCTATAGAATTAGAGGCATTTGGACCTCCTACGGCGATTCGTAATTTAGGACGTAAGCCGGTAAAATCAGTTGTAGAATTTGATCACTTTGGTAATGAAGCTGAGTTTGCCGATAACATTACTTTTAATGATATTATAAATTATAAAAACACTTGGAAGTATTGTAATGATTTCACTTCTAAGAAAAACAAATTAATCGCGGCTGGGCTACGTGACCAACCAATACCAACGTCTGTTGCAAATCTTGAATACTTATTCCCTCTTCATGGATGGGATGATACTGGCGCTACTCATGACTGTATTCTTAATCCAGAGCCTTGGAAGTATAGATACATAGACCCTACAAATACAGAGCCTTTAGTTTATATCAAACAAAAAGTATATAGAAACATATCTTGCTTTGGGCCATTAGGTTTAACTTTCAAAAACAGTGTAACTTCGGATGAGGTTACAATTATATTTTCTGACTTAGGACTTGCTAATTATACGAACATTACTGTTTTAGTAGCTGATTGGTTAATTGACCAACAAGCTAATAATATACTTTTCGCATCATATTTCCCAAACCTAACGGTTGAGAAAATTAATGGACAATTGCTACTAAAACCAACTAATGATTTAATTCAAACAGACATGAGTAGTTATGTGTTTGAATCAAATAACGATCAGTATGTAGAAACATTTGATAATGACATTCAATTCCTACCTGTAACGGTTGATTTAGATTCTTTGGTATATGGAGGTAAAAGTATTGGGTTCGACCAAGGAAATGGGTTACGTGTAACTTACAGAGAGTTTACAGAGCCTTTAATGAAAAAAGCCACTGGCATTTATGACGGTACTGGAACATTGGTTGATTATATAGAGCCAACAGGAGTAAAGTTTTGTATGAAAGGTGAACTTTATAGAATAGGACTTCAGATATATAATTCTGATTCTACAAAATACTTTGTAATTCCTTTAGGAGATTTAATGATTCCGAATATGGGAGAATTAAAAAAAGAAATTACAGACTCAGGTAACATAATCATATCTTCTAGTAGGTATCTTAATCAAAGCGTAGTAGGTGATACTCTTTATGGACATGGAATTAAAATGCATATAGAGGTTAGATTGTCTTGTGAGTTGCAAGAAGTAATACCAATGTATCAAATTGTCTATGTAGAAAGAACTGAAGATAATAGAACTATTTTGTGTCGTGGTATCTCAGCCCCATTATCTAGAGTTCAAACAAATGGTAAGCCACAAAACGAAATGCCTACCGCTATTCAAAACAAATGGAATATTCCTTACAATGGAGGCCCTACATATGAAAAGCAAGGACTTATAAATTATGATACTTATGGTGAAGATTATCAATACACAGATGATATAGAGTATTTAAAAAGAACTATGGTTAATAGGTCTTTAATGTATTTTGATTCACCAGATATAATCTACGGTAAGATATCTGACCAGTATGTAGAGAAGTGCAAACTTCAAATCTATGCTGTTTTAAACACTGATCACACACCCGGAGTTATTAGAGAAAGAGGCGGTGATGTTTCTGGAGGTAGTGGTTTTAACTTTGGCGATGAGGTTTATCCTAAGTTTTCTAGAAAAATACTTGAACAAGAAGTTGATGGAGAAAACTATCAAGGAGATTTACCAAGATTTGCACGAGAAGAAGATTACAATGAAACATGGGAAACTCATTTTGTTAATGTTTCAGTGTTTTCAAAATACGTACAAGTAATTAATGGGCCTATTGAACATGTTATTGATAGTGCTGAAAGTCTAGAAAGAGGTGTTAGCATCTCAGGCTTTGCTTTTGGAGTAACCAATGATGTTTCTAACAATGCTGTTATGATGCAATCGCAGCCTTGGTACTATGGTAATTTTCAAAGAAAATGGGATTATATAGATGGTCGTGTAAAATCTGAAATATTTGGAGGTGCAATTACTTCCCCTGGTTATCCAACTGTTATTATAAAAACTGTTACAGATGTATTTAGTCCTGTTGTGGTTGGTCCAGACATTCATACTGTAAATTCACAAATAAGACTAGGAGATGATAATCATGTTGTTTATGATAGCCTTCCATTAATAACTCTTTTTAGAAACAACAGAGAATCTATATTTGGTGGTCGGACAAAACAGGCTTATACTGCAAATACATACATACCACTTAGTAAAACAATACCTGTTTTAAAATCTTCTAATAATGCACAGTTTTTTGATGTAGGTGCTGATGTTTATGTTACTTTAAGTATTAGAACTAAAAATGATTGGGGTACTGATCCAGTTGAAGAAAGAGGTTATAATAATCATGGTAATGGTAGACAATCAGGAGATATAGAGGTTTGGCAACGTAACGGTGCTTGGACTTATCTTTTTGTTTTAGAATCACAAGTAGAGCCTAAGTTAACCTATGGATATGAATTTTATAGAGTTAATTCAAAACACAGTTTCAATACTACTAGAAACGAAATAATCAACAATGCATACTTTAATGAGAATAATATAAAAACATATATTCCGAAACCATTTGATTTAAAGAACGACCCAAACAGGGGTAACGTTATTGCCGTTTCCGATGTTAAGTTAGCTGGAGATCCTTATGATGCTTGGACAGTTTTTAAAGTAAACAACTTCTATGCTTTATTAGAAAAGAATAAGGGTGATGTTTCAAACATATTTAGATATGATGATAACGTATACGCAATACAAGGCAAGCAGACTTCACTTATTTATGTTGGTATGGATAGAGTTATTTCAGACCAAGATGGAGGCTCTATAAATGTACAGCAAGGTTCTGGAACTATTATAGACGGTCATAAGATTATAAGTAAATATGGTACTGCTATACGTCGAGCTGTTGCTAATGGAGATTTTGGGTTTACATTTTTTGATGAAACTAAAAATGAGTTTGTAAGAGGTAAAGATCCGTTGTTAGTTAAAAACTTACTTCATCTATTATACCTAGAGCAGTTAAAGAAAAATCCAGTCATAGATACTGAAGCTTACTACGACCATGAAAATAAAGAAACAGGTATTCGTCTAAGAACTAAAGATGGAACTAATTTTATGTTATCTTATAATGAAGTAAGTCAGAAGTTTAATGGTGACTTTGAGTATGATAATGATATGTACATAACCTTTAAAGAAAAAGTTTATGCACCAATCACAACAGGTACTTCGGGAGTTGATTTAGAAAGCGCAAGATTACATCAATTAAATGCTGGTGATATCCTTAATTTCTTTGAAGTACAAAAAGAACTTACATTAGGTTTTTACATTCACGCGAATACCGAAACAATATTTCTTTATAGACAATGGGGTATGGTTACCAATTTAGATTATCCTATTAAATCTGTATTCTTTAAATCTAATCTAGGATATGACAGAATGATATTAGGTACTCATGATGCTTATAGAATCAGAGAAGGAACACATACAGTGCCGGCAATTAATGATACCGATGATATAGAACAATCAGGTAGTGTTAGAGGTAAATGGGTGTATGTTGAAATAACAGCTGAGAGCTTAAATCAGAATAAAGTTGATATCTTAGCAGTATTAAATAGTTTAAGAGTAAGCCACCTTTAAATAAAACATTATGTTAGGAGCAGGATTAAGTAGTTTTTTAGGTCGATTTGGTGATACCGACAAAGCAAACACGACTGGTTTAGAATTAGAAAATGCACCACAATCTTTGTCTTCTACAAGCGATGGTATGTATGGTGGTTGGCAGAAAAATTCAAAACAGAGCATGACGTCAAATACTTCTAATGGAGGTATAGGTTTGATGGGAAAAGATTTCAACAGCGAGCTTTCCGGACAAGAATTTGACATGCCTCCAGATGCTAAAAATGGTTTTAGAGAAGGTCTTAAAAAGTATGGTGCTGCTGCTGGAGAAATGGGTAACGCTCTTCCATCTCCCAATGCTTATGATGCAAAAAACAAGTATGAAGGATCGGGCAAACAAGAGCAATACAATAATGCAATGAATGCAACTAAAGATGCCGTTGGTAAAGCAATTCCAATGGCAGGAGTTTTTAGAGGTATTGAAAAAGCAGGTATTGGAATTGCAACAGCCACTCATGGAGAAGAAGGAGGTGCTGTATCTCAAGCGATGTTTTCTCCATCTTCAAGCGTTATGAATGTTCAAGAAAGTAATATGTCTGGTGGTGATAAAGCGTTAGCTACTGCGGCCTCATTTCTTGCACCTGGTCTAGCTGGTCAGATGATACATGCTGACCGTCTTAAAACACGTCAGGCAGAATACGCTAAAAGATTTAAGAAACAAACCCTTTTAGAAAGAAAGGAAAGCGAGCAAGAATATAAAATGTCCGAAGGTCTTGCTTCAATGGAAAATTTAAAACAACTTAGAAAAAAACAACTAGGTCTTAGTTAATAATAAAAATGTAGTATCATGCCTGATAAAAAACCAATATCCGAAAGAGATAAAGCGATTATAGAAAACTTAAGAGTTGGAATTGCTAAAATAGAAACCGGTGGTTATCCGAATCCTTATACAACTTTAGCTGGTGATAAAAATAAAGATGGCAAGCCAGATTCTAGTGCTACTGGAAAATATCAATTCTTAAAAGAATGGTTTTCTAAGACAGGATCTATGATGGGTATTAAAGAATTTGCTGCTTCAAAAAAAGGTGTTTTTGGAAAAGTAGAATCTATGGAAGATTTTAAAAACTCTCCAGCTTTACAAGAGGCTTATTTTGGTTATTATGCAAATGAAGTTCTTTTACCTCAAGCTAAATCAATGATAGATAAAAACCCCGCCGGATTAACTATGGGTGAAATGGCTAGTCAATTCCATTTTCAACCTCCAAGCGTTGCTAGAAGTTCTATTAGTTCAGGGAATCTAATAGAAGAAACCTCAACAAATGCTTCTGGAAGAACATATCTTAGAAAATACAACGAAGGTCTTAAGGAAGCAGGTAGAACGCCTATAACAACAAATGACTATGTTACTGGAAAAATAGAAGAATCTGTTAACAATAAAAAATCTGTTGAATTAACAAAAGAAGAAAAGGGTTTTTTGGTTAAGAAAGAGGTGACTAAAAAAGACCTTAGACAAAGAGATGCGCAGATCACTCAAATGATTAAAGATGGTGACATTGAGCAAGGCGCCGGTGAAGTTCTTAGAAAGCAATTATATAAAGATGCTACTGAAGCAGGTCATCAAGATTTTTTAAATGAAGTTATTGAATCTGAAAATGAATTTAATTCTCAAGAATTTGCTGAGTTTGAAGAACTACAAAGTGTTATTGAAAAACTTCGTGTAAATAAAATCAAAGGAAAGGATGGTAAATACACTTTAGGTAAAACGGCAGTTTTTCCAAACTTACAGCCCGGAGACATAGAGCAGTATAATAAAATGTTAGAGAGATACCCTGAATTAACAAAAGGGAAAAAAGGAATGTCTCCTACTTTTAATATTGATGAAATGCAAACTCTATTTGCCAGTGAGTATAAAAAAATGTCAGGCAAAGAAATTTCGTTTAATCTTAATGACGATAAATCTAATGTAGATACTGATATTGATTTTATGGATACTATTTTTGGTCATAATGTCGGACCCGGTTCTGAAACAAAAATCCAATTTAAAAATTTAGAAAAAATATATCCTAAAAACAAAAGGAAGGAAATTACTATTGAAAGAGAAAAAATCTATAAACCACCAGTTAAAGAAGAGGAAAAAGTAGCAGAAGAAGAAAAAACTGAAGAAGAAAAAGTAGCAGAAAAAGCAAAAGAAGATTTTGATAATACTGGTACCGATTACTTCAATCAGCAATTAGGTTTGTTGGGGGTTAAAGATGGCAGTATTGATTACAATGATAGAAAACAGGAACTTCCTATTGATGCTATCATGGGATTAGGAATGGGGCTTATTGGAAACCAACAAGCCAAAGATGCTAAGATACCTTTACGTACTGAAGAAGTTTCAGAAGCAATAAAGGTATATGCTGCTGAAATGTCTAAGAGAGCACACCATGGACTTCCTGTTGAGGTTGAAGCAGCTATGAAAGCAGAATTAGCAGATGCGATGCAAGGTGGCTTAATGGCTATCACAAATGCTTCTGGTGGTAACGCTGCTGTAGTACTTGGAAATGTTGCTGGATTACAGGCTCAACAAACAAAAGGTCTTGTTGCAATTCAAGCAGCCGACTATGCAGCTAAAGAAAAAGCATTTGAAAAATACGGAAACGTAATGCAGTATATCAATGAGTTTGACACTAGAAGGGATATAGCAAATCATGCTATTGAATTTGGAGAAGCTAAGGACAATCAAAAAAGAGGACGAGATTTAGCTACTGCTGGAATGGAAAAACTCATGGAAGGTTTAAAGTACCAACGCGACAATGGTCCGGGAAGTGCAAATTCTATGTACGAAAGTTTTCTTATGAAAAGAATGTTTGGATTTGACCCTAAAGCTAAAGATGATGGTACTGGTAAACCAGGAACAAAAAGCGCTTTTGATATGAAGAAGTCTAAAACGGATGCACTCGAAGCTAAAATGCAAGGTTATAGTGGTAAAATGCAAAACCTCAACCCTAATCAAAGAGCAGCGGCAAATAAATTTATTGACCAAGTAAAGGATCCTTCGAAAGTTTTTGAATACATTGATTACTTAGAACAGAATCCAGATATAAATCCTGAAAATGTATCAATGGATAATATAGATTTAGCTTCTAAAGAAGGTAACTATGGTCTTTTATCTACGGACAGAGAGACATTAAACAATGCTAAAGCTCAAAAAGAAAGAGCAGCAATTGGTAATGACCTTAGTTTTATGACACCGGGCTTTAATAATTCAATTAGTGGAGACCCTAGAAATACACCTAATAACTCAGGGTTGCCACCTATAATAAAACAAAACAACTCAGGACCACCACCACCTTTTCCTTTACAAAAAGGATTGATGGAAGATAGGGATGAGAATACTGACCCTAGTGTGTTTCCTGGAGGGGTAAATCCATATACAGTAGTTCCTGAATCTGCTACAATGGCTTCGGCAGGTCTATGGCCAGATGGAACACCAATAGATCAAAATTAAAATATAAACAATACTTACAATGGAGGGATTAATAGGTTTAAGGCAAAACATCAATAGCACCGAGAGTAGGGTTCGAGATTTAAACGTCTTGGAAAGAATGGATTCTAAAGTCCAGCAAGATAGAGACAAGGAAGTTGTAGCGCAACAGCAAGAGCAACTTATGTTTGAGCAGATGTATGCTAAAGCGGGAACCTTTCTTGATAAAGACAGAAAAAGAATAAATAAGAAAATAGCATCTTCTCAACAAATAGTAACCGAACACTTAGCAAGAACTGGTGGTTCTAAGAGAATGTTTATGGAACAAGGTGGTTTCTCTGCTCTTAATAAAATTAAAAATGATATCCTTCAATCTGATGAGTCTGTTCAGTTTGGAGAAAATCAAAAGAACTTAGCTAAGATATTAGAAGCTAAAGAAAAAGGTCTTGGTCATTTAATATCTCCAACAGATTTAAAGTCTTTGGAAGATTACAATGCTAATGAAGAAGGAGGTCCGATTAGTTATAATGGTATTATGTCTGAAGTAGAAATACCTGATTCTAAGAACTTCGACTTTGGTACTGATATTCCTATTGAAAAGATATTATCTAATGGTAGTAACATGATGAAGATTATGAACAACTACGCTATTAATTATCCAGACAGACCTCCATTAGATCCTAGTAAAAACCAAGATGATTATTTAAAGATAGTTGCATTTGCTAAGAAAATGGGTTATGGCGGTACTGGTAGCAATACTACTAGAATACGTGAGCAAATGATTAGAGATAGACAAAAGGCTGTCTATGACAGAAAATCGTCTCTTGCTAAAAAAGACCCAACAACTAGTTATTTAAACGAAGTGAATGTTCTTAAAAGTGGCATTATAAATAAAGGATTAAAAGTTGCTGACATCAACAAATCTAAAGAGGAAGGTGGTTATAATGGAAAACTATTAGATACACTTGCTGAAAATGACCCTACTATTAAAAAACTACTTGGAGAAGACTTTACTGAAACCTCTAGAAACCGTAGTCTTTCTGAAGAAGGTGTTGATATAACTGATTTTATGCCTGAGTCTGGGCCTCTTGCAAAAGCTAGAGAATTCGGTATATATTTAACTAGAGATAATATGGGTTTAAAGGAATCTAAAAGAATCCTAGAACATAATACTTTTGATATTGCCTCTGTTGTTTTCCCTGAAAATGGTGGATTTACTATTCAAGATGGAACACTTCAAAACTTTACTCCTGATTCTGAAATGTATAGAATGGACGGAGTTATGATAACAGGAGATAATGCACTAGACCCAGATGATCATAAAGGTAATTATCAAATATTAGGAATTACAACAGCGGTTAAGTCACCAATGAAAAGTGATGGTAAGCCAGCACTGTTAGTAAATGCATATGATGATAATGGGGATTTAGATAAAAGTTCAACAGCGAAGCTAGACGAATTTTACAAGTCTGAAGTTGAATTAACAACTGTTATGGCAATGAAGAATGAAAATGGAGATTTATTCTATAAAGAGATTGATATTTCTAGACCTCAAATAAAAACAGTAATGTCTAACACTTTGGCTGATGATGATGATTTGACTGAAACGGTAAAACAGGATAATGATAGTGCTGCTATGCTTCAGAATATTGCTAAAAATTCTAAAGAAGAGCAAATCATATTTCAAGGAGCTATTAATACTTTGGATGAAAAAATCTTTAACGATGATGTTTTTAAAACAGAAGGAGAAAGATATTGGGGGCAAGGTTCTGCCGGAGAGGATAACCGAGCTGATTTAATGAAAGGGTTTTATATGGCTTTTGATTATGTTGGAAATAGCTATCAAAGAAACGCAGACTATCCAGATGGTAATCCAGCTGTGAATATGACAACTACTCAACAAGCAGTAGATGCAGAGTTGTTCACGACACTCATGGGTGAAGGTGGAGGTAATATTGATGAAAATCTTAAGTCTTATGATCAAGGATATACAGACGAAAAGCTTATTGGTTCTTGGCTTCTAAACGTAAATGAAGATTTAGATAAAAATAGTGTAGCTTTCCAAAGAAATAAAGAAGTTGCTAGTAAGTGGTTTCAGACAGTAAAAATGTTGAACCAATAACAAAAACAAAATAACATATCATGCCAGATATCTTTGAAATTTTTAATAATTCAAAAAACGGAAATGGTTCTGCTCCACCAGTAGAAGAAAGAGAACAAGACTTGTCTTTTTCACCTGCCGAAAGAGGACAGCAAATGCAAGAACAACAAGGGCAAGGGCAAGAGCAAGAAAATTTAGCCTTACCTGATAACGTTCAAGCTAACGCTCAAGACCAAGAAGCTGTTAATAATGAAATATATTCAAATCAAAAGCTAGGTACTATTGCTGGGCAAAACACTAGAGACTTAGAAGAGGATCCTGATTCTTGGAGTCCAGAGTATAGTGCTCGTGGTTGGATGGAAGAAGCAGGAGTTAATATAATGCAAGGTGTTGGTAATTATATTATCAAAGGTACTGGTGATTTGGTTCAAATGGCGGGTGCTATTGTTGATCCTACTATATCTGATGGAACGGTATTATCTAGAATGCTTCAAGATGTTGGTACCGATGTTGCTGAAAACTTTAAAAGCGCCATACCTGAAGAATTAAAGAATGAAAATTTAAGTTGGGGTTCGGTTACCAATCCTAAGTTTTGGAGTCAGAATATAGCTAGTATGATACCTCAGATTGTACAGTCTGTATATATTGGGGGTAGAGGTGCAGCTATTGCTAAATCACTTTTAAAGAAAGGTGTTACAAAACTACCAGGGCAAGTTGGAAAGACTGCTTTAGGTGCTGAAATATTTGGTGCTGCTGGAAAAGGTTCAGGTCTTGCGGGTAAGCTAGGAACTGATATAGGGCTTACTACATTAGGTAATGCAACTGCTAGTGCAATTGGTGGGGGTATTGCTAGTAATGTTTATGCAGGTATGTTAAACGCGGCAGGAGTCGTTAATAACAACAAAGACCTAACCTATACAAATGAACAGGGTGAAAAGGTAAAAATGTTTTCCGAAGAAGACCTTGGAGATATGGCAGCTGGAACTATGCGTAATAATTCCGCTTGGCTTGCTGCTGATATGGCTTCTTGGGGTTTAACTTATGGAGGTGGGTATAAGGCATTAAAAAGTCTTAATCCAATGTCTAAAGGTGGCATACCTAGAACTGCTGCTGCTAGAGCAAAAATGTCTTCTAGTTTATTTACTTATGATGTTGCACCAATAATAAAAGGTTTAGGTCGATTATCAAAGAAAATGGCTTTTGAGGGAATTGAAGAATCCTTTCAAGAAACATTTGAAGAGTGGGCTTCTAAGAAAGCTGTTGCTGATAAGACTGGTGTTCCACATCCAGACCTGTTAGATGTAAGTTCATTCATGGATTTCTATAATTCTAAAGAGAATAAAGGAACTAAAGTATTAGCTGGTGTAATGGGTGCTGTGAGTGGTGGTGCTTTTAATTTAAACACACTTGTAAATCAAAAAGCTGATGATGCTTTAAGATTACATAATTCTATTGAAAACCTAACTAACATAACAAATAAGCAAGGAACTAAAGATGAACTTGCTTATCAAGAATATCACATAGAGCATCAAGTAGGTAATATTGCTATTGATGAAAAATATGGTGACCAAGCATATGTAGACCTTCGTAATTCACTTTTAGAAAATGGAAATATAAACGAAGAGCAAATACCTGATTTAGATGCTATGTATTTTGGCTTTAAAGAAAAGTCTGAAAAAGCCGATCGTTTAAATGTAAAAGGTAAGAAAGCATTGCTTACTAATATTGCTGATGAAAACTATTTCAATAAAAAATTAGAAGAATATAAAGCTATTGCCGAAGAAAAGCTTGAGGTTATAAATGCAATAGATGCTAAGAGTGCTCAAGAGATTAAGGATAAGAAAAAGAGTATTTCTGAAACTCAACAAATATATACTGCCAGAGTAAAGGCTCTTTCTATATTAAAAGCTGAGGCACGTCAAAACCAAGAAAATTTAATACTAGGAAAAAAAGCAAATCCATTAGAGGTTGAAATTGTACTTGATGAATTTGGTAATGAAATGGTTATTGGTGGATTGTCTTCTCAACAAATGAAGGAGTACACTGGTGAAGGAGATACGCGTAGTAAAGGTAAAAAGTTTATAGATGGTGCTTTAAACGCAGGAAAGAAAGCAAAAGCTACCGCAATGGGAATTACCGTTGAAGCATTAGACTTGGCAGAGAAAGCTGAAAAGAAAGCTAAAGGTATATTTGAAATGCCATCTCTTGCAAATGCTACAGACAAAGTAAAAGCTATGGCTAAGTCTATTCAGGATAAGTTTAAAACTCCTGAAATAGATGAAGAAGCCGCGGGTGAAGTTGCAGCAGAAGAAGAAGCACAAGCTAAAGCTCAAGAAGAAGCTGAAGGCCCGATAGAAAAAGTAGAAGAACAAAAAACTAGCGGAACTACTATTATAGATGGTGTAGCATACGGAACTCCTAAAACCCAAGAACAAGCCCAGCAAGAAGCTGAACAAATGGTAGACGATACTACTGTTGATGAGAATGAAGTTATTGGTGATGATGTTTGGTCAAACTTTGAAGAGACAGGAACTTTGCCAGATGGTATTTTAAGTGATATCGCTGATAAGATTATGTCCGAAGGAAAGCTTTCTACTAGGGAAGAAGAAATTCGTGCAAATAATCCGGATGCTGTTTTAAGTGAAATAACTAGAAAAATTTTAAAGATTGAAAAGGATGCTTCTACTGATGCAGTTATTGATCCTCCAGAGGGGCCGATAATTAAACCAGGTGTTAATGAAGATGGAACTAAAAAAGGTGATGAAGATACCGACGATAAAGACGAAGAGAAGGTTGAAGTCGATAAAGATTTAAGTAAAGAGGAACAAGCATTTTTAGAAGATGAGGTTACTAATAAAAAGAAACAACCAGATTTAGAAAGCGTTGAAGAGGCTAAGGCTGATAAAGCTAAAAAGAACTGGAAGAAGAATGCTAAGAAAGTAGCCAATTCAGAAACAGTAGCTTTTGATAGTCGTGAATCAAGAGCTGAAGGAAAGGTTAAGCTTCAAAACATACTTGAGACAAGATTTGTTCGAAGCGTTCTTAATAAGATAAAAGGTATTAAGGTTACTGAGGCAACAGATCTTTCTCAGAATGAATTAGATAATTACCTCAACAGGTACACAACCTATAACTTACTTAGTCCATCAAGAAGGCACTCAATGGCTGTGGTGAATCATTCTCTTAAGACAATGTTTCCAAACACCAATGACCCAGCGCAATTGATTATAGTAAGAAACTTGTTTGAATCTGTAGGTTCACAAGGTTTAGGTCATGCATTGGCCGCGACTATTTTTATAGATGAAAAGGCTCCTAATCAGGATAAGACTTTTATGCACGAGATGTCGCATATATATCTTAAACTTAGTATTAATACGCCAGAGACTCAAGCCCTTGTTAAAGCATCGTTAGCAAACAAAGAACTTGTTAAAGATATCAGAGAGCGTTATGATGATGTTACCCTATATCGTCTTGTTTTAGATGAAAAAGGAAACTACCAAGAACTTACAAAAGGACAGATTGCAAACGCACTAGGTTTTAATGGAGCTCAAATTGATGAACTTAATGATCAGATTGCTAAAGAGGTTGCTTCTGGTGATTTAAAAACCGTACCTCTTACTGAGCAAAAGTATTTAATTGAAGAAATGTTAGCTAAGACCTTAGAAGGGCCGTTGGCTGCTAATTTTGATATGGTCTTTACCTTAAAGAATGAAGGTAGAAGAAAACGTGATACTAAGAAATGGTGGGGAATGCTTCGGAAAAGAGGCGAATTAATTGAAGCTGAAACAGGAGTAGATAGAATGCTTAAAGAACTTGCAGAAGATAAGACTCTTCCTGTAGGTAATATGAAGGACTATTTATTTAATACATTCAAAGCTGTAACCAAAGGAGTTAAGTTTGATGCTTATGGATTAGACCAGAGAGCTCGAGAAAATGACAGTCAGTATGTTGAGGCTTTAAATGAGATTCAAGAGAGAATTAAACGTAAGGCTACTAATGGCCGGTCTTTAAAAAACATCTTTCAAGATGAGTTTTACGAAGAAACCAATGACTACGATGATGATGTAGAAGATGGTATCTCATTTCAAAACAAAGACTTTGATTCTCATAAAAAATCAGCAACTAGAATTTTAAAAAGATTCGGAACGATTTACAATAAGGCTTTCAGGTTAAAACATCTTAAAGCCACTAGGACTCAAAAAACTAATCGTAAAAACTCTCCTATTCTTAACCAAGAGTTGTTGGAGTCTGTAATGTATAATCTTGCTATTGAAAACAAAAGCGCAGCAGCGTTTATTTACAATATTGAGAATTCAGAAATTAAGGAGATAGCTGCTTTCAATAGATTTATGAAAAAGGTATATCCTGATTCTAATGAGCAGTTGCTTTCTGGAATACATTTTATATTTTCTAATGGAAAGCATATCAATGGTATTCGTACTGCTTTAAAGGCAGATGGTAGTTATGAGATGGTAAACTCCTTGAACCAAAGAGAAATTACTGATACACAAGATGTGCTAGCAAGAGTTTACAAAGAGCGATCTGTAAAAGATGCTAGTGGTAAACAAGTAGGTTCTGATAAGTGGAATTCATTTCTACAGTCTGTTAAAAACATTAAAGAAGGTAAAGACACTGAACAGGATTATCTTAATGTTATCGACATGTATCGCCCTAGAAACTTTAAGTATTCTAAGGTTATGGAGCAAGGTGTCTTGATTCATAAAGGAACTATGATACCAATTGAAACTTTGATTTCTGGATATATCAAACAGAACTTGTTGTATCAGAAGGTTAGGGGAACCAATAAGAGAATTGTTGGGCAGGTAAATCTATATGAAGGTAGATTACTTGCAGAAGCATTAATTTCTACAAATCGTAAGTTTACAAACCTCAGCACTGTTGTAAATGCCGAGGGCAATATGGAGGCTGTTAAAATAACAAACAATCATTTGACTAAGGAAGTCGATAACATGATTGAGTTTATGTCAGCAGACAACAACGGAAACAAGCCTACTAGAGAGGTATTCATTGACAGGTATTCTCATGTATCTAAAAAACAAGCAAAGCTCTTAGGCAAGGCTTATGAGCCTAACTTGCTGTTAGGTCACATATACGACCAGTTTCAATTAGGAATCTTGCCAACCATTAGTATAACTCATGGTATTCAAGATTTACAGAACAACAAAGGGAATACTTATAAAAACAGTACTTCATTCGAACAGCGTATTGATGAAATGTTACAGTATGTTGCTACCTCGAGGTCTGGTAATGGAAGAAAAGCAAGTTCATACTTACAGAGTATGGGTGCTTTTTCAGACTCTCCTAGAAAGTTCTATATGAATATGAAACGACATGATGTTAAAGATTTGTTTGATGTTTTAACAACTCCAGAAGGAATCAAGTCATTTAAAAAAGAAGTTTACGATGGTGATGGTATGCTTGATTATGAATTTTTCGAAAGAGACGGGAAGTTCTTTAAAAAGAATCCAGTAGGAACACACCCAAAGGCAGTTGTTCAATCTTATACTTCGGAGATAACTGAAAAAGAATTTAACAATGCTTTTAATAATGTTCTTTCTAGTAGTAATCCAAAAGGAACTATATCAGAAACTTTAAAAACTCCTTCATCAAGAAAATTACAATTTAACAGTGATGGAAAGTTGATCAACAGTGTACTTCATATGCACAATGAATTGTTTCCTGATGAGAAACAAACAAAAGCCGAGTTTAAAAAGAATCTTCTTAAAGGAATTAACAACAATGTTAAATTCATGAGAGAGAATGCAGATATTTTTTCTAAGAAGAAACAATTTTCAGATTACTATAAAGACGGAGTTCTTACTTCTGAAGGTAGAAACCTAGCTGCTGAACAATATGTCAATAGTGTTCTTAATGGATATTATTCAAGAGAGATATTTATTCCAGGAGTCAAAGGAAAGGCCGGAGGAATAAAAAGATTTAAGTCTAACGGTTCTCCTATTATGTCAGCAAAAAATGAGAACTTCAAAATAGAAGCAATACCAATAGCTGATAGTATTGCAAACAATAGTGTTTCTGGTACCGATGGTGCTATGTACATTACTGAAAAGACAGCACAGAAATTAGTAAACCTTGGGCTTGGTGTATTTGATATGAACGATGGTTTCAAACTATTAAATGCTTCTGTTGAAAAAGACAACCCACAATTTGCGGGGAAACTAGCTTACTTAAAAGGATACACAACAATCGCTAGAAAGGGGCATCCTCTTTACAATATACTTACAGCTCGTGAAGCTAAGTATGATAAGCAACATAAAGATAAATATGGAGTTGAGCCTAGTATGGATTTAACGGATCAGTCGTTTAATCATATTGCAATTGCTGTTACTCAATCCTCAGATAAAGGAAGTCTATATCCAGATAAATTTATTGACGAAAACAAGACTACTGGTGAATTAACACATACTGATTTAGGTTCTAAGTTTACAATGGAAGCATTGTCACAAGACCATGAGGGTGTAATGGAGTATTATGATAAAATGTTCTATGACAAAAAAGGAAATTTCGTAGGTTTAGAAAGTTATAATTTCGGACCTCAACAATTAATGGACGTTGTAAAAAGTTTATCTACTACACCAACCCAAATGATTAACTCGGTTATTGTAGGTGCTACCGCTAATGGTAATATGGACTTAGCTATTGAAATACAAGACTACATATCTAACCAGAAGCAAAAAGCTTTCAATGAAATACTTGAAAAGATTGCTAGTGGTAAAATGGAAGATTATCACGCTCTTATTGAATCAGGTCTTAATAAAGAAGATATGGATCAAGCCCAGAGAATTATCTTTGAAGATGGTGGTTCTTTGTCTCATCCTTATATCACAGAGATTGTAACAAACCAATTAGCTAAGACTTTACGTGTCGCGGGAAACAAGTTGTTAACTCCGGGTACTATCGCTCACCAAAAGCCAGATGTTCGTATTAAAGACAAATTAGAAGGTTACACTAAGAATACCGACGGTTCAATTAATCCTGCTGGAATTGAATTACCTCGTCATATGAGTATGGTTTCTAAGTCAGGTCAAAAGCCTTTAATGGCTAGGCAGAAAATGACTGTTTATAATCAAGCTGGAAAAGGTGTTTTATATCATTACAATGCAGGTGATCCAAAAAAGAAAAGAGAAACCCAGACTCATCTTCAAGACTTAAATGCTATTAAATATGCAGCTTTAAAAGTAGCTAGAAGCGTTCATGGTGTTAGTACTAATGAAGAAGCTAATAAGTTTATTGGTGAAGAATTCAATGAAAATGGTGTTCATATTGGATATCACGTAAAAGGGCAAACTGTAATCGCTTCTAGGATTCCTGGTCATGGGCCATCTTCAACAGGTGTGTTTGAGGTTATGGCGTACAACGACGGTGATGGTAATCAAGTAATGGTATCTTCTGAATTTAATGATATCATTGGAGCTGATAACGATGGTGATGCTCTTTACATTCAGCACAAAGGAGATAATAAGAAATACTCTGAATGGAATCAAGCTTTTGATAAAATGACAAAGTACTGGACTTCTAGTGCTATGGCTGAACAGATACAGGCTAAAATGGATATTAAAGCTTCTACTGAAGCAGTTGTTAAGAAAGTCGAACAGACATTTAAAAACAATCAAGAGTATCATTTGCCCGGTTCTCCTGAGCAGAGAGCCGCAGATTATGATAATACACTAGTTGCCAAAAACAATGTTGGGCCTATATTCAATCTTCATAAGGTTGCGAACTTATATGCAGCATATGAAATTGAACTTACTAGACCAGTTAGTATAAATGGTGCTGTTTACAATAGGTTTAGAGATGCTGAGGTAGGTCAAAACTCTAGGAATCAAAAATCTGCTGAATTAGCAAATATCCAATTGGATAATGCAAGTCACCACTTTGCTGATAAGCTAGGTATTGACAGCTTCAATATAGCACAAGCTACATTGTTAGTGAACCTAGGGGTAAGTTTAGAGGAAGTTGCTTTAATACTTAACTCGGAGCCAGCTAAGGTATATGGAAAGCTAAAGTCTAAAATGAAAAACATTTATAATGAAGAGTCAAACTACTCTAATGTTTTTGATCAAGCCTATAAAGCTCTTAAGATTAAGAAAGCTAAAACACCAAAATTAAGTATTGATACTAGCATTGATAAAAAAACAGGAAAAAGCAAAATATTAAATCGTTCGCAATTTGGTAATGTTTTGGAATTGTTTAGAATGTTAGAAGAAATGAATTCAGAAACTCAAAAGGTTTCTAAAGTAATGGGAGGTCATAAGAAGATTCATGTAAACCCACACGTCTTAGAAAAAGAACTAGATCGTTATGATGAGGTTATGGCTGCGCCAAAAACCAAAAAAGAAATAGCAAAAAGAACTTTGAAGTTTACTCCTGAGTTTAGAACAAACCCTGATTTGAAAAACTACGAGAATGTAGCAAGAGAGGTTTTAAGCCACTTGAAAGTGTTGAACCCAGTATATCAAGGTGCCACTAATAAAGTGCTTAATTCTTTAGTGAATAAGATTGGTGCTGATAGATTAACGACATCTCAAGTAGAAGATATTTCAAATAGTATTAAAGTCTTTCAAACTGCAAGATTGTTGGGGTTGAATAATTTTAATATGGATGAAGCTGTTGCTTTACTTACTCCGGGAAATCCGAAATCTATATTTGTAGAGCTACAAAGATATTTGGATCCGTTACAGAAAGGAATTACTGCTGTTGATGGGAATAATCAAGAAACTGTTTCTGATTATGATAACTCTATATTATTTAACCAGGCTCTTAATTTATCTCTGTCTGGTAACTCACAATATATATCAGCTAATAGATCCTTCTCTGGTCCAACTATGAACCCTGAAGAACGTAAAGCTGCTCAGAATGAATTTGCAGAACTTCCAAATAATATAAAAGATGCATTAATACTTTATGACCTCGTTAATAATAATTGGTCGGGCCCTCAGAGTATTTCTATATTCTTTGATGAAGAAACTAATTCATTAATTAATTACGCGTCAAATCAAATGTCTCAAAATAAAGACCAAGCTATATCAGGAAATGTACTTAGGAAACTTGAGACAAACATTGCTTTAAAAATGGCTGCTTCAAGAAATAATCCTTTAGCAAAAATTACTCTTAAGAAAGGGCTTAATGTTAAAAACAAAAACGAAGCACTACCTGATATAATGAATAGCCCTACTGTAAAAGCTGTTCTTAAAGAAGGCAAGGGTATGTTTGTAAATGTAAAATCATCAACTGGTGAAAGCGTTCTATATCATATTCCTAAATTTACTTTAGATGAAAAACATTTAATTAATTCAGAGAACAACAATACAGCTAAAGAAACTCGCATTAGAGAGATAGCTAATAGAACGGCTTACTATGTTCCTAATAATCTTAAAAAGATTAAGCACCTTCCAGTTGGAGCAATTGATATTGCTTTAATTGCAGACGAGAACAATAGCA